TAATGTACTTCTCTCTCAATGGCGAAATAATGGAATTCGGATTGGTCTTGGACATGCTGTGGACGCTTACAGTTAAGTGCGCCGTAGACTGAGATGACTTGGCGACCCTTTGGAGCATCTATTGTCCCTCCATCTTCCGGCATCGGAATGGGCTCACCGGGTACAATGTCATCGGCTGTGAGTTCATTGCCACATTCAGGACAGGGTATAGGCGGCATTGCTTGATCGGCTGGTGACGCCCATCCGCACTGAGGGCAGAGAATTGTATCGCCAGTGTCTTCGGACCCTTCAGAAAGTATGTCCAGAGAGTCCACGCCAAATTTCTCTCCGTCACCGACATAGCGAGTCCAGTAGGCAATGAATCCACCTGTCCAGGCATGGTAGACCTCTTCTTGGAGCATCTTTTGAACGGGATTCCAACGTTGAATCAATCGGGCGAGCTTTGTGCGTCCATCTGCCGTTTCAAGATCAGCAGCATTATCAGCGTCAGCAGGGAAAAACCGCACGCGAGGGGGAGCACCAGCAACGGCCCCAATGACCATGAGGCCCCGAGCTTGATAAATATTAGTGACGAACTCAAACCTTGGCATATCATCCAAATTGAGATCACCGTAATTGACAGCCTGGGCTTGATTGGGAAGTTGCCATGATTTGTCTTGCGTTGACCACCAGACGTATTGCCTACCACCCCAATAGAATTCCGCTTGCTTGACATCTTTCACCTCCACTAGACGTGGATAGCGGTCTTCAGAGACGCACTTGATATACAATGAGTAGAGCGTCTTCTGTAACTCCTCATTGCCTTCAAGTGGATCGCCGGGCTTCGTCTGAGACTGAGTATCGACACTTTCGGTGTCTTGACTTGTCTCAGGATGAACGCCTTCACCGATATTGACTTCCTCGGCCATTATCCCTTAGCTTCCTTCAAGATCAATTTAATGAAATGCTCACTCACTTCAAATCGCTTTGCCAGTTGCGGCAAGGTCAATCCGTATTCATTCTTCAATCGAATTACCTTGGATACGTCGGCCCTTACAGCGGCGCAATGAGCCTTGACGATGGAATCGTTGCTCATGATGTGCATACCCCAGCGCAATGGCAGTCCTTCTCCCGGCAGAACGTCTTGCACATCTGACCGGGATGAGTAGGCTGGTCATCGCATTCCGTTTTCTTTGTCTTAACACATTCACAGGGATGGCTATTCTTGAAACTGTTGTCACACATATCGGGCTGGGCTTCCCCGGTGTAAGGATCGTGATAGTGACCATCCTTGCCACGATCCTGGGCAGCCAAGAAGCTGGCTATCGACAATGTGAGAACTAGGACGAGGTATTTCATTTTCTTTTCCCAAATAGCGCCATCATGAACTCTGGATACATCAATACAGCCACATGGTCATGGTAGCGAATGACAAGCATAAGACCATCATTGATTAATACTGTTCCAATTTCAGTTACCATTCTTTTTCTTCCTCGGCATTACATGCTTACGCTTGAGCGATCCCTTCGCCGTGGCGTTGTCCCACTCACGGACGCCTTCCTTGCCCAAGGCAGCGACTCCAGAGGCCGAATGGCCCCACGCTGCCTGCGCTTTGGATTGCCATGGCATTAGTTCAACGCTTCGAGCGTCGCATCAAGTCCCTGCGCGCCAGGGTTATTGGTTGCACCGACGCCCTCAAACCACACCGAGATGCGGGCATTAGTGGTGAGATTGATGGCAGCAGATGCGGCCACGGCAGTGTCGGCGCCGTTACGGACAAGGGTGGTAGCGCCGGCAGCTAGGTTCTGAGTGGAATAACCATTGACTATAGCTGTACCGGAAGCGCCAATGGTTAAAATTCGTACAGTGCAAGTATAGGTGCCATTGTAAGCCGCGCCCGTGCCGGTTGCCGTGTCCAGAATGTTACATAGCGGCGTGGGCACTGATGCAGTATTGGTACCGTTGGAATCCCAGGCGACAATGAGGCGAGTCGAGGAGTCGCCGCCATCGGTATAGGTGAATTTGCCGGTGACGCGGAATTCAGCGCCGATGTAGTTGAAGCAATTGGCTGGGATCGTCCAACTGGCAATGGGATTGGGAACGGTAGTGGCCGATGAGCCGTTGATGCCACCAGCAGCGGCCATCTGTACGATGTTGGATGAGGAAGCGCCACAAACTCCCATGCGATTGCCTGGAGCATAGGTATAGCTAACCGAGGAATTGGTGAATGTATGCTGCCCAGTCAAAGTGTTTGCCGTGGTCGCAAGGACAGGAGCAAGTTGTGCCGTGCTGAGTGGATATGTCGTGATCTGAGCACCGCCTGTCGTGAAGAGACCGCCCTTGCCGAAGGTTGATCCTACTTGGCCATAGGTGGTATTAGTTACGGCACAGGCAGGGGTAATTGTCTCCAGCGTTGTCATCGTGCAGACTGTGGACGTGACGGGAATTTGATAGGCAAGGATATAGGTGCCGCCAGAAAGGGACAGATAAGGAACGGCACCAACGGCGCCAGGAGAAGCGGCTGGGATACCAAGGTCAATGGCCTTTGAAGCGGCTGATGTCCATGTCGTTGTGGCCGAGCAAGGACCTTCATTGCCATAAATATCGACATAGGTCCAACAGGCATAGACCGCGCCACCCCAAGATGCCGAGCCAGCCACTGTCGCGTCAGAGCACATCTGGTGGGTAGAGTCGCAGGCAAGCTGGCCAGCGATATTGACGGCGGGGAGCGTGGGAGCGGCAAGAGCTAGGCCGGTCGGAGTGCCATTCCAAAGACGTGGCATACCATTTCTTAGATCCAGAATGGAAATCGTCGGATAGACTACGGCAAGGGCATTGAGCATGGCGTTCGTACCGCCAAGTAATGTCCAGGCAGAGTCCACAACAACTTTGCCACCACCAGAAGCGGCGGCAGCAGCGGCAGCAGAAGTCAGGCCGAAGGTGCCATCATAGACGAGGGCACTTTGGCCGTGAGTGTTGGCAAAGGTTCCAGTAAGAGTGGCACAGATGGGAGTTCCGCCAATACCGAGATTCCCGGCAGGACAATTGCCGTAGCTGATTGCCGTCATGGATGTCGCCGTCTCAGCATTGCCATCGTTGACGAATGGCGCCAATAGGAACACTGAACTCCACGCTATGTGGACATCAAGAACGGTACCGTCTTGCATGGCTGTGGGAGGAGTGACGGTAATTGACGTTCCAGATCCAGTGGCCGTGTTCCCGCTAATAATGGTGGAATGCCAGGTAGCATAGGCGCTGGCATAGAACATCCCATTGACGCGAGACAGGGGAGAGGGCTGCTGGGCATTTACAGTGCCAAGCCCGAGCACGCCGAATGCCAGTACGATTGAGAGAGCTATTGCAAGATATTTCTTCATCATTGTCTCCTATTGAATTAGCTGAACTCTTCTTCTTCCATTGGAGGAGCAGCGCCCTCCGAAGCTACATTGGCGGGCTGACCGCCAAGATGCTGATGAATGTGTTCAGCGATGCCTTCTGAATCGCCGTGGGCGTGCTCATGCTGTTCATGCTGACCATTGTGGTGCATGATGTGGACAGTATGGCCTTGACTGTGGCTATGAATATGAATGTGAGGGGCACGATGCTGCCCCGATTTCTCTTCCACGTCACCGGCACCAGCCTTTGACGTTCCTTCGTGACCGATACTGCCAGCGCCGAAGTGGGCACCGTGTTGCGGATTCATGAAATGACGATCACTCGCTCCCGCCATTATTGCCTCCTAATCCTTCCGTATGTTCTTGCTCTTGAGATTCCTTATGGGCTGAAGTGAAATAATTGCAACAGCCCTCGGGATCGACTTGGCCATTGACCTCGGGATCGTTTACGACATGAGGATCGGTACAAGTCGATGGCTCTTGAAACTTGGTGCAATTCTCGCATTCAAATGGGCCGAGATCGGGAGTAACATAGCCTGATGCAGCCGTGCCATCAGGAGGGGCAGCGGTGGGGGCTGGTGCTGGGCCTCTCAATGCCGATTCGATCATCCCATCGCCACGACTAGCCATTCTTTATCCTTCCGCCGTCAGTCATTTCGAGCCACCTACGTCGTTGATCCCACGTCATCCCTGCCATTGGATTCCTTGGCTTCTTAATCACCTTCACATTGCCTCGTTCTGGTATCGGAACGTCGGCCAAGGTCTTTGTTACCTTGCCAGTATCGTCATATTCCACAGCGAATTGACGTTCAAGGTCCTTGATGCGCTTACGAAGGAGATCGAGTTCAGCGAATAGCGATGTCACGGTCCTATGGTATTCGCCGCGCAATACCACTGGTGATTTCATGCTAACCTCGTTATCTTTGCCCATACGTCGGCATCGTTTGGCAAGGTCTTCATGAACAATCGCATGAATTTGCCGCCAGTTGGACTGAGATCAATCCTGTTATTGAATGGCGATACCGTTGTTGGGACAAGGGTATAAGCTGCTGCAACGGGAGTGATATAGAAAGCATCGGCATCGGTATCGGCCTCTTGAACGTCAATCTCAGCGACACCGGGAGTGGAATCGAAATGGACTTCAATGCACACCATTGGAGGCGGCATCCCCTCGAAGCCAGCCTGTAGATTGACGGCAATGGAAGCGGTGCCAGCGGCAACCTCTTCGACAGCCACATTCGTGTCATTGACGGGAAGTTGAGTGGCGCCAGCAGCGAGAGTGCCCCACACGTAGCAAGACTCTCCCTTTTGCAAGGCGATGGGAGAGATGTTGGAAGTGACTGGCGCTGTGGCTCCAAGCGCCCCTGGATATAGTGGCATTATGCTATTCCTCCCGCTGTCCTTGGTCTCCAAATTCGCCCGAGCCCACCACGGCGTCGGCCCCTGCGTACCTTCTCGGCTGCTGTGGCCCTTCTATTGAGCATGGCAACGGAATTGATGTCCATGTCCTCTAAATTCTTATTGCGGGCCTTGGCAAAGGCTAGGACCTTCTCGTTGACAACCTCAATCATGGGCTGTTTACCGGGACGCATCCTCGATTTATAGCCATAGCGTGCGCTATCGAAGGCATCGTCACCGTCAAACTTGACAATCTCTTCAGGATCGTCTTCGTCGGTACAGATCATGGGAATAACGTCGATCAGGCCCTTGCATGACGGGTCAATCTCCAATTCAAGGGCCTTCATCCCCTCATAGAGAGCCTGGGCTCCATGCTGACGGTCATTATCGGCCTCGGTGGGATATGGCATTCCATTCTGCTTGAATATCTCTCCCATTTGATCGGCAAAGGAATCCTGTTCAGATCGCTTCTGGAAGGCATCGGGAGAGAGGTAGATGGCATCGACAAGGTGACGCTCGTCGGCGGGGGTAGAATCGACAATCTCCTGGGCCTGGGAGCGGGCAGAATGGTGATTGGACATGCGCTCCCGGTAGATCTTCGTTATTTTTCCAACCCGAGACATCCAATGACAAGAGCAGGGATGCTGGAATCCCCAGTCAATACCCAGCCATCTTGGGTGCCAATCTTTATCGGGCAAGCATTTCTTAACATAAGGGCCTCCAGGTGTGGGGTCCCAGATGTCATAGAATTGCCCGGCGAATTCATCCCAATTACCGAGAAGCCATCCGGTGCGGAGTCGTTGCGGTAGATTATCAAGTTCATGCCCCCTTTGCGTATTCTTAATGAAGAATTCAAATCGTTCCTTGTCGGTGAATCCTCGACGTGGAATGGGGTGGCCATAGGTGCAAGAGCCACCATAATCGACTACGAGCCGGCCAGAATCGTTGACGCAGCCATAGTAATCGCAAGCGCGAAGGCTATTCTCGGCCAGGGCCGTGCGGCACCATTCGATATTGTCCCAAGCATACATGGGTGTGAAGGTATAGTCCTCGGCCCGTTCCTTGCCATGATAGTCTTTTTTGTACATCAGGCGACGAATGTAGGAATGGCCAGGGCCACCAGGATTCATCGCCCACAGCGTCTTGCACAATTTGTCTGGGATTGACTTGCCCTTGACAGTGCCCGTCCAGCGCCGAGTCTCATTGAGCTTAACCAATTCCATTTCGGTCAGGCGAGTGGCTTCATCGACAAAAACATCCATGTATTCCTTGCCCTGGAAATCGTCAATATCGCCAGGATGCTCCGCGTAGCCAAACACGATGCGGGACTGTGGATTTGTAGGCAGGTACAAGGTCTTTTCGCTGGCTCGCCACCAATCACGCATGAATGGCCACGATTTGAAATAGCCACCCTCAAGGTGGGTATCGCGCAATTGATTCCATTTGCGACGGAATAGAAGGCCGGCGGTGCCGGGATACTTTAATCTTCGCAATAACATCGCCACGCGCATAATGTGGGATTTGGTTGAACCCTTGCTACCGCCAATGCCAATAATCGACGGCCCCACAGCATCCTCAACCTGATCGTAGACTCGGCGCTGTTTGGGCTGCAAACTAATATCGAGTTTAGTGGGAGTGGCCATTTATTCCTTATCCATCATTGCAAACCATTGATCTGGATGGACCGCCATTGCTATCGTCCCATCTGCATTCCAAACCACGACGCAGCTACCATCCTTGTTCGTGGAAATGTCAATCAGCCCTTCCGGCGGAATCGGTTCACTGGGGCCTTGACATTTAGGGCAAGTGCAATTTTTTGTCATGGTCATGGTAGTTATATGGAATCACTTTCAATTTCAGATTTTTCCAATTTTCCTGTGGCCGATGACGATAATTCCATGGAACTGGAATCGGATGGCAATTCTTGGGATTTTATGGCAGGGTTAAATGGGACCCGACCCCCGGTGGTCTCTCTATTAGCGCCTGTCATACCCTCACCATTCCTATTCAATCCATTGTCATTCGATTGCCTAGGCCACGCCACGACATAGACTAGCAAGCCGATGGCGTTGGTATCGGAATAGCGCACGATACCATGCAAGGATCTAAGCTTGGCAAAGCGTAGGTTACGTTCCGGTGCCGTGCGGTACTCTTCCCTTTGATAATGGCATCGTTCAGTGTCGTGGATGATGCGGCGAACGTAGCGAGGCAGAGGATTACATGGAACAAGGCGAGCATCGGCCAGGGTCTTAGTCATTCCTCGTCCTTGTTTACGTCCACAGTGTTTGTGATGCTGATATTCAAATGGCTAGGACCGTCTGCGCTATCGCTTGCCAATAGTCCGTGCAAACGAAGCGACAATTTAATCGCGTCCATTTGAATCCCATTATCATCTACTTCGATTATGTCCGTGATCTCGCCATTCCAATTGGCCGTGATTGTCTTCTGCGCGTCCAGCTTCTTGCGGAGCTTGCGGAGAATATCTGGAGTGCTCATTCCTACAGCTTCCATCAATTCTGGTAGCTTGCGACGCATATCCGCGATAGCTTCGCGTCCCGCATTGGGATGCGAATACCTCGCAATCTGCGAAGACTTGGCAACGGTATTCCCTGCCATTAGAGAGGCTAACAGAACCTTGCGGCGAGGCTTTAGTGTCGCGGCGGCTTGCGTAATTTTGCGTTCGTCCAGCGCGTTTGTAGGGCCATTAATGGCCATTTGGAAGCGAAGTTACTTTAACTCTAATTCCTTGTCAAGCCAACGAAACGTACTAGTACGATGAATTGAATATAAATAGAAATGGCCTACCCTGTTAAGGATAGGCCATATACTATTGAATTGATTGTAATTAGATTGGATTACTACTCAATTGGAATTGCTTTCAAGGTTTCATCGGACACCATGAATTGAGTGAAAGGGTCCGCATCGTGGAATAGCTTCCAATACCTTTCATCGTGCTTAGCATAGGATGCAATCCCTTGCTTGTAGACTTCGGATTGCTTGGCGCCGGGGAGAATATCCTCTGCTACGGTCCATGCTTCCTCCTCCTGTGGAACGCTAGGCCGCGCATCGGGATGCAATCCTACCAGTTTGTTCCTGATCGTCCGTTTGCGGTCTTTTAAGTGTTCTGGCAAGGCAAGAATGTGCCCGACAAAGTGTCCCAATTCATGCGCGAGAATCTTCTCCTGTTCAGTCTTCTCTAGGTCGTTTCCCATCGCTCTGCCATTCGGACACAGCCGCAATTCAAACTGATTGCGATAGAATGTGCCATCGCGCATCAATTTGGAATGGAGTCCCGATACGCAATCCTCGTCTGTCTCATAAACCTTGAGCGTGCCAAGCAATTTTCTCATTGTCGTATTCTCCTCTGTGACACACATTAGATAGCGCGTCCATTGGCCTATCATCGCAATTGATAGGCCAATAGTGAGCTATACCTCTGCCAAGGTATCTGCCAAGGAAAAGCCCAATGCTTCTGCGATGCGTTCGATTGCCAAGGCCAATGGGACTACTTCCCCTGTATTGTACATGACAACGAACACTGCGAACATGGCAAGCAAAACGATACCACTACGCATGGCGAATCGCTTTACTCGCTTGACACACTTCTTAAGACACTGCAATTGCTTGTGCATTGGACCTCCCATTGTCGTGGATTAGCTCTGGTGTCCATATTCCCTTAATCTCTGCACCATTCGAGCCTAGGATCTGACATTCGACACACTGAACATCAATACCATCGTTCAGCATGATACTTGCCAATTCGCGGCAAGCAATGAGCGCCATATTCTCGCAAGAAATAGCATCCCATTCCGGCGCCTTGTGTCCGAAACGAGTGTCGAAGTACTCTGCTATTCTCTCATTGTTGATAAGGAATCCCTCGGGAGTCAATTGCTTGTCTGTGGCTTGGATTGAAACCCAATAAGGATAGGTCCTTGTCCGCATGGCAGCACACTTGTGCGGAGTAGGACGCATTGTTTTGGCGTGGAAACGTCCACTACGAGTTAGCTTGATTAACATTCAATCCTCACTCGGGAATCGCAAGTCAATGTAAGTGACTTCGGATTCCTCTGACTTCCAAGGGATTGTTTTGCGTCCACATTCCGCTTGAAAGTCTTCGATAGATTGAAAGTCTCCCGCATGGGTGCCAAGCCATCGCTCGACATTGGCGCGAGTGAATTGTCCGATATTTTCAAGGTCATAATCGGACAGGCTGTAATCATACGCGGCTGTTACCATTGGCATCCAAATTTTGCCAATAACATGGACTACAGCGTGGCGTACGCTTTGCATCCGATATGGACTAGTTTGTTCCATTCGATTATTCTCCTCTGTGAATTGATTGGCAATGCCAATCCCAAAGGACTCCAAGGAGTCCAATGGGAACGGTATTACTCGCCTTGCGTTTGGTCCGAATTAGAATACTCTTCGCAGAGTCTTTCATCGGGGTTATCATCGGATTCGCAGTCTCGTGGATCTGAATTGATTGGCAAGGTGTCCTCAAGATTCTCATTGTATCCCGATACTGGTACGTCAATGGGATTCCATGGCCCTGGGACACGTTGCTCTGCGAAGAATTGTTTCACATTGTCAAGGAATGAGCGCGGCGCCTCTTCCAGTTTCTCAAGGGTAGCGCGGTCTTCAAACGAAACATGCAAGCCATTGTCAATTGCCTTGTGATAGTCGCCATCGTGAGATGCGAGGTAATTGACCCCAGCCTGAGACAGCGTGGTTACTCCAGTAATAGAATAGTGTAGGTCAAACATTGTCATAGTCTCCTCTGTGTCCCGATATAGTTTCGGGATACCGCATAAGATGCACTAAACCCGAAATAGTGTCAAGCATAAAATGCGTGTCAAGTGAAAATAAATTAAATTATATGTTGACAAGTGGCAATCGACGTGCTAGGGTCTTTTCAAGCACAATAACTCCTCTGTGCTAGAGCTGGGCAATCGGGTCCGTTTGGCGTATCAGGTTGCCCAGTCTCAAATGAGACATTATGCCAAAATCAAAGGGATATTCAGACGAAGCAAAGAGACTGGGAGTAAGCCGACAATTGATATGGCAACGAAACAAGATTAAAAACGGCCTATGCCGAACGTGTGGAAGGAAAGCCCTTGGCAATGGAGGACAATGCAAGGTGCATCTAATTGCCAATAGAATTAGAATGAGGAAAGTCACGGGTAGTAATCCTAAACATGGTAATGGCCCTGGGAGACCGCACATTGCATAGCGTCACCAGGGCATACGAGCGAATGGTGAATCGAATTGATTACCAGGGCATCTGAATATCAGGAGGAATTACAATGACCAAGAAACATTTCATTGCATTAGCGGATGCCATCCGCTTGCACAATCGTTTTGCACATGGATTGGATGGCTTTCAAGAAGTCCATTTGAAAGAATTGGCAGACTTCTGCAAGTCACAGAATCCTCGATTCAATCAAGAACGCTGGCTCGCTTATATTGCGGGCGAGTGTGGGCCAAATGGCGGTGCAAAGTAATACCAGGGCATAGCCCTGCATCTCAAATCAGGAGAATAACAATGGCAACAGCATTGCAGATAGTACAGCATTTCCATCCAGAGGTCACTACCGTAAAGGATGCCAAGCGTAACATTCACATTGAGGTCCTTCCGCGTGACACTTCCCTTGCCACAGTCAAGAATCATAAGACTTGTGCAATGGCTGTGGCATGTAAACGGCGCTTTCACCTTGACGGGGTAATCATTTCCGTGGGCAGGGCATATCTTGTCAAAGGGAAGACTGCCACACGATTCAAATTGCCTGAAAGTGTATCAAGGGAAATAGTGTCCTTTGATCGCAAGGCGGGATTCGCTCCCGGTGAATATCAGCTTGATGCCCCGTCGCCATCGACTCGCCTTGGCGTCAGAAGCGAGGGTGGGCATACTCGGCACAAGGGGCGCGGCAATGGTGACAAACGATTCCAACACGCCACGCAAGATACCAGGACAAAGCTAGGGACTGGCAAAGACTAGGCTATGTCCTACCAATACCGTTCAACTGCCGGTACTCACAAAGTCATATTGACATTGCGGCAGAAGAGAATCATTTGGGATCTCAAGGGGAAGGTAACACAGGAGAACCTTTCCCTTCGATTCCATGTGTCTGCGGATACGATTCGACTGATACAGCGTGGACCAAGGCCATGAGATACAATCACCAGCGCATTGCGGCATGGAGAATGGCGAGGCTATTGCAGCAAGCCATTGCCAAGGGATACTTTGGCGATCCCGCATTATTGCCGCAACATAAACCAGCATGGAATTGCCGTCGTTGTCAAGAGGAAGGACTAATCACCTGCGTTTGCACTTTAACGCCCACTCACGGTCAGCATGGTAGGCCAATGGAAGGGGAGCGCGATGTTTGGACTCAAACTCATGGCAAAATACCATTTCGCTTGGCAATGGGATTCAAATTGCTAAAGCAGAGCGAACGCTAGGGCCATGATCGGGGCCGTGGTCATCCCATTCCATTCAATTGGAATAGACTGGCTACATGGATGCTCGGTTGTCCGCCAAGCCTGCAAGTAAACAAGAATGGAGCACAGCCGCTCCGAGCATCCTTGCAGCCAATCAGCGATCTAGCAACTGAGAGGAGCACGCGCACATGACTAAAGAAAAGGAGGAACGGTGAAATTCAACTTAGAGGAATTGGTGCGGGAGGTGCTGGGACTGTCCCTGCCCAGTCGTGTGCCAGGGCATGTACCGTCGCCGCCTGTCAAGGTGCCAGAGAAACGCAATAGGAAGCCCGTGGCTGCGTCAAAGGGGCCAATTAGGGTCAAATCACCATCCAAGGGCTGATCGTGCGGCAAATCGACTGCTAGGGGGTCTAATGGGCATACTGGCAACGCTATGGTACTGGCTTGACTGGTTCTTGTTCCCCACCAGGACAGTGGAGACCGAGGCCATGGAGATCCGTAGACGATACGCTAAGGTCAGAAAGGTGAAGCTATGTCAACGAAAGGCAAGCTGATGATCGTGGCTGGCCTCTTCCTGGGCATAGCCCTGGGTCTGGGCCTTGAAGCCATAAAGTTATGGCTGTGGATGGCCCTCGTGAAGTAGCCATTGGGAGAAGATGTAACGGGAATAGGCTGGTGGTATCGCTTGAACTATTTCCGATGAACTCATCCAATCAATCCCCATTGCTTCACTTGCCTCCGCTAAATCAGCGGGCTTCCGATGGCGTTTGATCGTCTTGCCATTCCTGCCGGCAAAATGTCCAACCACCTCTAATGGCTTGAATCCATCATAATGATTACATGCTAGAGAAATCAACGGGAAGGAACATTCAAATAATCTATGTCTTTGAACATTCAAGTTAAAAGACGAGCCACATAATTGATGTGGTTTTAATAACGGCGCTCCAACCACATTTTCTATAACATGAGGTAAATTCATAACCATGTCACGTACAGGCTCTATTAAAGCTGCATGTGTTCTTTTGTGCAAGGTTCTGGTAATGCTATAGCTTTGACATGGCGGGCTCGCCCATACGAAATCAAATCCCTCCAAATCCAAACTGTCCCATTCCCCTAGAATGAAATGGTATGGATACCGAGGTTGGGGCCGATTGTCTACGCCTATGATAGTGACAGCAATCCCAGCATCTTGGCAGGCAAGTTCAATGCCTCTGGCAGCGCCGCCAGCACCACAGAAAAGATCAGCTACTAGTAATTCCATTCAAATGCTCACTTTCGCTTTTACTTCACCAAATCATAGGTAAAGTCAATGGATTCGATGTGCAGAGAGTTAACCTAGTAATATCTTTAAGGGAAAGAGTGTAGCGAGAAGAGCGCCTTATCGAATCTGCACGGGTTACGGTCACTTTTGGCCGTTCCTTCGATGCACTGGATCGGGAATCATGTTTCCATGTATACGGTTTGCCCAGTCATCGAACACTAATATCCCGGTCTCGTCAAACTTCCCCTTAACTGTAAAGCTGGCCGAGTTCTTGAGGCTGACGTAGAGAATGCGGTTGGGATCTTCAATATCCTTGGGATTGGTTGGCATGATAATGAAGTTGGTGCTGGTGGCTCGCTCCCACAGGGACGTGCCGGCGACAAGCTGGCGGGGATTCTGATACATCTCGTGGGGTTTCAGCTTGGCAACGCCTACGCTTCCAATGATCGTCAATCCCTCTTCGCAGTAGGCTGTGATGCGGCTAAGGAGTTCCTTGACCTCGCCTGGGCTATTGGGATTCTTCACGGTCATGTCGAAGCCTTCCCAGAGCACCAGCTTATACTTTCGCTTCTCTATCTCGTCCATGATGCCGTAGCTTGATTTGTTGTGCTGACCGAAGGCGGGGATGATGTCTACATCCGACGTGGAGAAACCCATGCTGGCCAGGGTGTCCTCTGCATCTGACAGTGGCCGGTCACCACAGACCATGCACCACGGCACTGGATAGGCCCGGAGCCCGAGGAGTGGGATGCCAGCGTTCCAAAGGATCAGGGCTGGTAAGAGGAAGCGCGATTTGCCGGCGCTGCTGATGCCTGCTAACAGGTGAATTCTTCTCGAAGGGATTATCTTGTCAACTAGATAGCATGGTGAGACCACACATACCTCCGACGATACATGGACGGGGGCCGCTCGTCGGTAACGGCCCCATCCACGCAATACCAAGAGTTGTTCCCGGTAGTGGCCCGGCCAGGCCACGGCATCATTATGCACAAAATGAAGGGAATGTCAAGTAAAAGGGCCTGACGGTTGTGCGGCGCCAGGCCCAGTCGGGTCATGCTCAGCCCCTCGTTTTACTCAGGAGGAATAAGGACGAAGGGCAGCCTTCATGGGGGAAGGCGGTGTGCATGGACACCGTAGCATATTCAAATTATTTTGTCAATCCCAGTGATTTCTCTTGACAGATGTTCCATGTAAGAGTATAAGCAGAATTGCGCTGCAACTTTAAGTTGCGGAGGATTGTATGACTCAACAGTGAATTGCCTCACAGTAAATTAGAGGCTCAAGGCCCTCGAAAACATTCGGGGGCCTTTTCTTTTGCAAAAATAATGCTTGACTTCCATGTAAGTTTGATGTAATGTCCCGGTTGTCTCAGGAGAACCACAAATTGAAAGTGAAGTCCGACAGGGTTAAGGGGAATGCCAAGCAATCCCGTAAGCGCCTGCAATGTGAAGCTACTCTAGCCCGGCGTTATATGCTGCGGCATTACCCGGCAGAGATGGCGAAGCTACAGGTGGTGGCGAGAAGGCGTTACCCTTTAACTCCTGTCGAGATCCATCCCCATTAAAGGGAGAGTAATATGAATATCACAAAGATGAGGAAGCTCAAGAAATGGATATTGGCAGAGCCAGGACGGTACGATCAGAGATGGTGGATTTACGGAAAGGGTTCTTGTGTCGTCATGACCCAAAGACCTCCATGCGGAACTGCCGGGTGTTTGGGTGGGAATGCTTGCCTCATGGAAGGGTTGGTACCAAAGCCGGTATACAAGGGCGAAGATCGCATCGACAGCGTTACGGATGGTCTCAATACATTTGATGTTTCTCTAAAAGCCCAAGAAATTCTCGGGCTAACCGATAAGCAGCAACATGACTTATTTGCAGCGAATTGCGATGGATGGTCAGGCGAGGCCCGCCATGCCTATCTAGGTGCTACCAACCCACAAGAAAAGGCCAATGCTGCGGCCATGGAACTTGACAGGCTCATCAAAATAGAATTGAATTCAAGGAAGTCCAGAAGTAAATCCAAATCAAAACGATAGGAGATGACATGCCAGAGAAAGCAAAGGGGGCGTCACTTGCCCCGGAAGATCACGGCGGTGCAGGACAAATCCCAGACGGAGACTATACAATAGTCAATGTCTATGCGGGGTCCTTCACCTACGGAGGACAGGTCCCTGAAGGCGTCCCAGCAATCATGGTGACGTATAAGGGAGATGATGGGGCTGAGTATGAACAGCCATACAAGGCCGGAGACAATGAGCATCTGTCGGCCAGTGAAGACGGTGACCGTTTCATCCATCCGGGTGGCGGCGAAGCCAAGATCTACAAGGGCGGCGCTGCATCCATGTGGCTTGGATCGCTTGCCAAATGTAACTTCCCGATCACCGGGGATAGCGTCAGGCAATTCAAGGGAACCAAGGTCACACTCACAAACACAGCGGCGCCAAAGGGCAAGACGAGCGACAACAAAGACAAGGTGATTGCAATGGTCAGTAAGATCATTGCCTTGCCGGGGAAAGGGAAGGCGACTGCCCCGGCCACGCGCCCTTCCATTGCAAGCACCTCCGCGTCACAGCCTACTGCTCACGCTGCCGGTAACGGCAATGCCGATCTCACTCCACAGGCAATTGAACTCATTCAAGGGATCTTGGCTGAAGCTCCTGACAACACCATGACGAGGGTCAAGCTATCGACATCGGTGATGCTCAGAGCGACCAAGGACCCCAACCTCAAGGCCAATATGACTGCACTCAAAAAGCTGGCCGGTGATCCGACTTTCCTTTTGGAACATGCAGAGGCAGGGGGATGGGCCACTGAGACCGGCGAGGAAGTGAAACTTGGGTGACCTACTGGATCTTGGTGGTGGCGAGACGGCACCGACAGAGCAAATGGCAAAGACTGTCCACAACCCAACCGTGACCGAGAAACTGGAGGGCAATCGCACTCATCTGCAACAGCAATTGACGAGGATAGATGAGGCCCTTGCCGCTCTCAAGGCCAATCCTGAAATTGAACGTGTCTTGAATTTGATTCAACGTGCATCAAGAGGCTATTGATGGTACGATACCATCACCGTCAAGGAGGCGGTGCCAATGAATGTCAAGGGGATGATCGTAGCAGAACTAAATCGCAAGCGAGTGGCCCATGTTGAGGCTCTTGCCAAGCTTGATGAATTGATCCATGAGTTTGGTGGGAAAGCAACGGGGACGGCCAAGCGAGGGCGTAAGCCTGGGACGAAGAAACGCACCTTGAGCCCAGAGCATATCGCCAAGATGCAGGCCGCAAGGAAGGCGAAGAAAGCGCCGGCAACGGAAGGCGCGAGTCTCAGTCAAGCTGCCGGGGAGTAATTGTGAGGATGAGTGAGCGTGCCGTCAGCATGACTGGCCTAGTCTTATCACCAGAACAGGCAGCGGCACGCACTCCCGGCATTCATGTGTCCAGTGTCATTCGTCACATGAGCAAGGCAATTGGCCGGCAGAAGGAAAACGATTTCAGCGAAGAGGATTTGGATATGTTTGCAAGCGTGGGGAGGATATTCGAGGTTCAACTGGCAACGGCCATGTGCCCTCCTCCTCGCTATGAGCGTGTCGGGGAGATTGAATGCGATGGGATCATTGGCAGTCCAGACGCTATCGACACGGTTGAGTGGTCAGTGCAGGAGTATAAGGCTAACTTTGCCTCTGCCAATCATGCGATTGAATCTCGAATCGAATACTTCTGGCAGATGAAAGCGTACTGTCACATGCTGGGCATGACCAGGGCCTCGCTCTTTGTGTTCTATGTGGGAGGGACGTGGAGGCCACCCGTCCCGGTATTCAAGGCATGGGATATTCTGTTCTCGGAGAGTGAGATTGAGGAGAATTGGAGAATGATCCTGGCTAATGCGGAGGAATTGAGATGAAGGTGAGATTAACTAACGTGGACACCAAGGAGAGCTTCGAAATTCAATTGGATGAGTTGAGTTTAGATGAAGCTGTAAAGGTCGTAGAGCGCGTTGGTGGCGACAAGATAACCATTGAAGAAATTGTCGATAAACAGAAGGAATTACGATGAGCCTGCCAGAGGGATTCAGACGTGCCGGCATGGATCTTGGTGAAGTCCCTGGCGATTCGACTACGCTCTTGACTATCGTAATGAGTCCTGAAGGTCAAATCATAGTTGTCATAAGGGATTTCCTTGGGGATATGTGCAATGCCGGGAATGAACAAGCACTAAGACTCTTGTCATCGTTGCCGGCTGTCCTGAAAGATGCAGTTGAACAGCAATTGAGGGTACAATGATGACACCTGTGCATCTATTCAATTTGATTGCAGAGTATTCCATTGCGGCTTGTGCTGGCGCTTATGTTGCTGTTGCCTTTGTCGATCTTGTGATAGACAAGGCAATCAAGTCGATTCGCAGATGGAAGAGGATTTGATTTTCACTTCCCAGTGAACTGGCCACGATCCCATCTCATTAACAGTGGGAGTGAGCCCAAGGGGATGCCATATCTTGGCTGGGAAGTGAATAGGCACCCGGTACTGGCTTACGAGCGGCAGTACCGGGAAAATTTACAGGGTGGACCATGCTAAAAACCTCATGGCCCTAACTGTATATGGGATGCCGCCTGCTGTGACATGGCGCTGCACAGTGAGTGTCTCGGGACTGGACGGCATCCCCTCCACATTGAATTGATATTAATATCATAATGATATTGATATGAATATGAATCACCGGACTAAGACTCAGGAGGGTCAATGTCTGCACAAGTAATAGCACAATCAAGTAAAGAGCTATTGGATTGGAATGCTTATCCATCGAGGGAGTTCATCCTCTTGGCAGGCAAAGATGGCGTTGGCAAGTCATCGGCCATTGTCAGTGTGGCGTGGTGGGTGGAGCAGAATAAGCCCAATGCCGTGTTCTACGTTATTGACAGTGAAAATAAATTCAAGTCAGCCTTACGTTCCTTTGGCTCTGATGCCCCTCAAAACATCCAGTATTATAAAATCACCAGCATGAATGAAGCGACTGAAGTTGCGGCCACTGTAATGGGAAGGGTCAAGACTGGTGATTGGCTGGCCATTGAATCCATGGGGCCGATTTGGGATATGGCTCAGGACTTGGGGACTCAATCCATTGCCGGAGTTTCCAGGGTAGCCTACATGGATGCCAAAAGGGGCACCAAGTTTGCATCTGGGGTGGAAAAGAAAGGCAGTCCAATCCCTGGCAATCCAGACGATTACTGGAGAATCGTAAAGGGTGCTTACGACGGCGCATTCCTAGACCTCGTAAGGCAATCGGATACATTGAATGTGATATTGACATCGGTAACCAAGTCAGTGAAAGAGCAGCGGGAAGGTGGATTCAAAGAGAACAAGGACAGGAAGGCATTCCGTATTGAAGTGGGAATGGATGCCAACTTGTCTGGATCTCCCACCATGCCATCCCTTGTAGAGACATTGTGCCTATTGGAACTAAGCCAAGGGAATGTGAGTTGCCGGGTCCTTCGTGACAATCTCTCATCCCTGGAATCCAGTCGCATTGAATTTCCAATTGCTACCAAGAGAGATTGGGCTGTGGAGTTCTGGGCTCAATGTAGGAATGGCGAGCTTAAACTCTGAACGGCGGGAGGGAGTGACGTGCGATTGACGAAGCGTCAAGAAGATGAACTTCGGAATATGCCAGCGTACCGTGTAATTTGTATTCCTGGTGAAGCGCAGTCGATTTTAATTCGAGATGTGATTGACACCATCGACGCACTCGAACAAGAAGCGAAGGCCGGGGAAGCGGCGGCGCTCAGTCTGGTGGCCGATTATTGTGACGCCTTCAACCAGCCTCCCAATATTTCTATTGCGGCAGCCTCGATTAAACGGAAGGTGGAAGGCCTCATCTCTCCCGACGCCGGGCGAGCACTCGATGCGCACTTGGCCGCTGCGAACATGAAAGAATTGATGGACCTCAAGAGAATCATGTTCGTTTCTACCGTTCAAGAGATAAGCGACTATTTAGAAGCACGCCTTACCGCCCATCGCAAGGCCGCAGGAGGTTCAGATGGCAAGTAGCCCGAGGGAGTTTGCGCTTGAATTGAACCGCCATAATGTCCGCTCTGATTGTGGCGTTCTTAACGATTGGACTGCGATGATCGCCGCCCGCGATGCCGAGATTGCGCGTGAGGCCAGCAAGCAAGGTCAAATCCACATGCGAAAACGATTGGCAGAATATGTTCTTAGCTGTAAGGAAGAAAGTGTCGATTATGTACAAGTCTATGAAGTGATGGCAAATAACATGATGGAATTTATGCCTCTTCATCTCGACCCTCCTGCGCCTGCCGCAGCTTCCGCGCCCGAGGTGACTGGTAATTCTGGTTATGATGATTCGGATTATTGAGGAGGCTGAAATGAAACCGCTACTCGCAATCTTGGCTGTCGCTGCCCTCATGCTGGCGGGGTGCCAGGGGAAACCAGCGCCTCCGCCACGATTCGCTTCAACGCTACAGAATTGTACTGATGCACTCGACAAGCAATCCGAGGCCATCAAGGCGCTCGAAGATGCCTTGAGCATAACAGAAAAGCAACGTGATCGACTTCTGAAAGATGTTCAGCTTGACGTTAAGACGATGGAAGGGCAAAAGGCTCTCATCGACTTGCATCAATCCGAGTGGACCAGAGAGCACAGCGTACCGATCACCATACCCGGTCCCTCGACTCCAGTAAAGAACTGCTGTCCAGAAGCAATCTGCATTTGCGATGATGCGCGTTCTCCAATGGGCGTAATACCTACGCCCGATACAAGATACGGAAAGGGTTGGTAAAACCATGAAAACAGCTATCCTGCTCCTCGCAGCCGCTCTGACGGTCGGATACCACGAAGAGAAACCGAAGCCGCCCCTGATTACGCCCTCTGGTGCGATTATCACCGGAGGAGAAAATGGTGAGCCGATTTTTATAGATTGGTCGAACGTAATCGTGCACCAGTCGTATGTCTTTCAATGGCATTTAGAAGAATGCGGCTGCAAGTTAGAAAGTTGGGAAGTTGAAGATGAAACAAGGCAGGCACTAGAGACTGGAAGTTCATTTGACGATTGCCTTGGAAAGGAATGGCAATGAAACGAATCTGCTTATTACTGTTGTGTGCCGCTCTGACGGTCGGAGCGCAATCCGCGAACGACACGATCAATCCGAAGTTTCAGATTCAAGCTAACACCAGTGGAGTTTTACAGAAGTTTGATCCCTGTGGTGGAGCAGTATCGTGCTCGCCCCCCAAGCCCGAATGGGTCCCCGATCCAAGCGCAGGGCACTATGACTGCCCGGATGGGTGGATGGCCTATTCACGCTCAGAACCGTACCCGCCATACAACGGCCCGGTAGTGTCGATATATAGAGCCCCGACAACGGACAAGAAGGGCCATGTTCTGCAAGACCGGCCAGCAGTTCCAATTTGCATACAGGAGACCAAATGAAAATTAAACTCGCTCTATCACTACTCGCACTATCGGCAATTCCATGTCAGGCCAATGTCTTCAAAGATGTCGGCCATGAAGTGAAAGAGACTGCCATTGACTTTGTGACGTGGAAGCATCCGGCATGGAACTTAATGGTCCTGGCCCAACTTGGCGCCGATCTTGCCGATGCCAAGACTACGACTGATGCAGAGAAGAGGGCTCCGCTTAGTGTTGAGACAAATCATTGGCTCTATGGTCGGCATCCTGATTTCAAAACTGTGGCCTTAACCGATATTGGTGAATCAATGTTGATTGGAACAGCTTCCCATTGGCTTCACACTCACACTCCCAGGCCCTATATCAAGACAGCGGATTACTGGTGGTTAATACCACAGACCTTGGATATTGTAGCCAATGGCCATGCAGCATATCATAATGCAGGGCTCAGGACCCCGGCAGCCATTTGCACTGATCCTGATAGGGATTGTGAAAGAAAGCCAGATCCGGGGCGATGACATGATTAAGAATATATGCGACTGGCCGGGATGTGAAAAGGAAGCCCGTCTTCCAAATGATTGGCTTATCATTAAAGATGAATGGTACTATCCGATATTAGCATTTATTCCCTTTGTTGGCACTTTAATTATGATTATGACAACGAAGGTACTATGCGAAGATCATCAAAAGCCGTTCGATGAAATGGAATGACATGGAACTCTATTGTCCAATGTGCCGTAAGGTGACTGTGACATTGACGCAAGAGGATGAACAGAGGATATTGAAATCCCTTTGCCGTCCAGCACATTGTCATAGGATTGAATGTCCTAAATGTCACAGATTTCAAACTGAATTAGCTGCGAGGGTGATACGGCCATGAGTAAACCGTACAATGCCCCAAATTATTCCGAAGAGGAATTAAAGGCCATTCGCCGTGCTCGTCGCCGTAAGGTTGAAAAGAAATGGCGTGAAAAGCACAAGGAAGAATCCAATGCTAAGCAAAGGCGCGCTTACAATCGTCACGTTGAAGCTAGAAGAAAATCTGCACGCGAAAAATATCATCGAATGAAAGGTGATTTTACTGATGCTGATCGTGAAAGATTCAGAGAATATTCTTTGCGTCACTATCGAAAGTATCGAGACAAATGCAATGAATCTGCTAGGAAGCGCGCTGCCGAACGTCTTAAATTCATGCAAGATTTCAAAGAATCTAATGGTTGCACTGACTGCAAACAATCATTTCCTCATTACATACTTGAATTTGATCATAGACCACCACATACAGGCAGGGGGCCTGTTAATCAATTATATGGACGCTGCTGGGAAGTTCTATTAACTGAAATTGAAAAGTGTGATGTTGTCTGTGCCAATTGCCATCGTATTAGAACATGGAAAAGGAGGCAGGAAAAATTATCCTCATTGATTCAAGAATCGGCAGTAAACACTATGCAGAATTAATTGGCAAGGATGCAATGTTAACCCAATTAGAGTCTGCCGATATCGCATTTAGCAGTGCTAATGGGATATCCGTTGGAATTGAATGCAAGAAAATTTTAGATGCAGTTGGGTGCATGTTCAGCGGGAGATTGGCAGACCACCAGATCCCATTGATGAAGGCTCAATATGACATCGTTTACTTATTAATTGAGGGAGTCTATCGCCCATGTCCAAAGTCAGGCGTCCTGCAATATCTAAAGCTATTCCCAAAGGAAAGCGACAGGGAAGTACAGTGCGGCAAGTGGATCGACGCGAGCCACGGCAATCAGAGGCTATTGTACTCCAGTTTCGAGTCTTGGCTTTCGTCCATGGCAGTTCAAGGTTCCATCTTGGTCAGAAGTACGTCATCCGTGGACGTGACAGCGGCCTTGATATTGGCCTTGTACAATTGGTGGCAGAAGTCAAGCCACCGCAGCTTCCACGCAATGCAAGAGCCGGGAGGGGAGACGGCGGAATTGTCGAGGCCGACGGTAACTAGGAGAATAGCAGCTTTATTGCCTCATATTGGATGGACGAAATCACAACTTGTTGAGAAAAGGTTTGGTACTGTTTATAATATGGTTCATGCTGCTGAACATGAATGGCTTGATATTGAAGGTATTGGACCTAAAATTGCCAGAGATGTGCAAATTGCAATAGGACGCGATGATGCCAAATGTCAAAACATATCGAAGAAATCCTGACAAATTCAGAGCATATCAAAAACAATGGGCAAAAGAACATAGAGAACAACGACGCGCACAAGCACGTAAGAGATCTAGAAATCTACGTCAGCGATTGGTATTATTAAAATCAGTTCCATGTGCAGATTGTGGGAAAAGGTACCCACATTATATTATGGAATTCGATCACCTTGAAAAGCCGCATCGCACTTCTAGCGGAAATCGTGTTTGCATGAGTGCTTTAGCGGCTTGTAGTGCAGCCAGATTAAAAGAGGAAACAGATAAATGTGATGTTGTTTGTGCCAATTGTCATAAAGCCAGAACTCATGCTCGAAAAATTGGAATATGGCGGCAAGGTGGTATTGATGCAAGTTGAATGGACTGTTGATACTTTGGTGCTGGTGATTGACAAGGCTGATCTTGGCATGGTCAACGCTGAGATCGTGGATTACGTCTTCACAGCAGCATCCCAGGACGAGGCCCAGGGGGAGCAGGTGGGGAGGTTCCTGGTACTGGGCCTAGCAATCCTTTTCCGGGGCGTTCTGCAATTTATGTTGGATTGATTATGATTGATTATGCAAAATGGTCGTACAAGATGCGGGCGCATCATATTCGATTCGCACGCTTCGTGGAATCAAGGAAATTGACTTGCATGGACTGCGGCGGTAGGGGTGGTGAGACCATCCCAATTCTTGACGATGGCAGTGGGCCATTTGAGGAGTGTGGTTGGTGTCAAGGAACGGGCTATATGACGCCCCATGGCCGTGGGGAATGGTTACGGCTCAAGAAAGAGGAGAAGGTGGCTAGGATCGGCTGCAAACGCCGGGAATGGGCATTCTAGATGAAGGCCAAGACCGGGAAAGACAATCCAAACTGGAAAGGTGGCAAATCTAGGCATTCCAAGGGCTACATCCAGATCAGTGCCGGCCCTAACCGTAACCAGCTTGAGCATCGGGTTGTGGCCAAGGAAGCCTGGGGACCCCGAGTGCCATGGAATCCTGATCTTGAGGTGCATCACATGGACGGCAAGAGAGATCATAATTGCCGATGCAATCTATTGATCTTGCCAAGCGCCTTGCATCATGGATCGGCAGGATGGGAGAAGAGAAAACGCCGTCCCTTGCTAGAATCTTGACAGATAGAGTACCACTCGTAATCCTATGGTTTGAGTACATTCATTGGCTCAAGGAAATGGATCATCCTTATGAATGTTTCCAATGCCATCGCAGATACGATTACGAAACCACCGAATGCATGTTCTGTCACAATCGCTATTGTCTCCATTGCACCAGGAATCATGTCATGATGCATTGGAGGCCATATCGAAAGAAGATGGAAGTTGAGATTGGAGATGAAGATATTCCTTTCTGAGGAGATGAAATGACTGGAATATTAGATCGGATTGCTGAATTAAAAAGGGACCGCAAGATTGTCCGTGTCAACAATTCGAGAGTCTTTTACAAGGGTCAGACTATTCATTTCTACTGTCCCGATACAGGTAAATCAAAGGGCCATGCTATCATTGTAAATATTGTAGATAGATGGAGACAATTGACATTGGGGCATTTGCCACGCACCGTGAAAGTCGGAGACTATTTAGTTCTTGATGGTATCACTATAAACCAGGAGGATGATGATGAGTAAATCCGATAGTGAACTAACCGCAATGGAAGAGATCGGCCAAGTCCCTGACAGTCGTGACGTATTCGCTGGCCCTGTCCTGCGTTCCTTTGGCAATCTCATGGAACGTCGTATTGCCTGCACTGAGACTATCAAGCAACTCGAAGAGGAAAAGAAGAAGATTGACAATTCCTTGACCACGCTTATGACTGACCATGACACTGTGAAGGTGTCGTATGAAGGGAGGTCAGTATCGCTGTGCCAGGGAAGTCGATCTTCCTTGAACAAGGAGAAGTTACTCTTGGCAGGAGTACCGGCGACAACGATACTCAAATGCACCGACCAATCAAGCTATACCTATCTATTGGTAGGAAAGGCAAAGACGTGAAGATTATGTTTAGATGTCTGTCGATATTCGCTGGCATCTCTGGACTATTTATGATTTACGATACTCATGCGACATTCCCAACGGGGCGATTCATGGACCTATTCCCTGGCTACATCTTATTTCCAGGGATAGAGTTTATGCTTGCAATTGGAGCTTGGCTAATTAGCAATGAATCATCAAACTTCGGATGATGCCTTCACCCAATCCACAATCCTATCAAGGGGCTGGACCCCAAGGTTGTCAGTGACGATCTTGACCCATGCCCCCGGATTGTCTCCTCCGGTCCATCGTTGTGCCACTTCCTCGAATGTATTGCCAGGAGAATATTCAAATGAAGCTCCTGTCAATATGGCTGTACATTCTCTCCTTAATGCTGAGAATCCGTCGGTCTTGTCGTAAATATCAGCATCGGGATCAGCCTTAAGGAATACCGTCTTGAGTTGATCGACACCATAACCACGATCACCGAGTTCCAAGTCTCCAGGATTGTGGATTCGCCAAGGGAGGGCTCCTTCTACAAACCCTCCCTCAGCAATAGCTATGGCATGGGCCAGCTTTGACGCCAAGGATGCGATTAGCTCATTGTAATCCATTTAATTCACCTTAGAAGTGAAGTGTTGGGCCTACGCTAACAATTGCCGTGTTGTTCTGAAGACCTGGGAGCTTGGCATACCTCACCTCTGCCCCAAAGGTCCAATGGCCACTGCCAGTGAGATCGTAATTGACGCCCCCGCCAGCCAAGACAGCATAATGTGACTTGGTGGCATCGGTCTTGACGGCAGGAGTGATTCTATCTATCCCTACGCTTGCAGTGAGATAGAATTGAAACCTTTCCCCATTAAGAGTGGGGCTGGCATTGTTCAGCTTGTGGCTGATGATGGGGAGCCTGTAATTGAATCCCCCGAAGAATCCCTGGAAGTTATTCCCCGGAGCGATGATGTTGTCGTTGCGGAGATCGAACTTATCCGTGACTGTGAGAGCCATCCCAGCCAAGGTCCCCGCCACTGTCTGCTTACCGCCAGGCAAAGCGATTGGCTGGGCAGTCAAGGCGAAGGTGGTAGACTGGGCCTGGGCACCGATTGCCATTCCTATTACCATTACCATTCCAATCAATATCCTCTTCATATCACTCTCCTTTTAATTTATGAACCTCTCTGTCCAATCAAGATCCCCTCTGCAATGCCAGATTGCCGTCCTTCTTCCCGAGCAATCCGTTCTCTTGCCGCAATTAATTCATCCATCCTTCCATTGATCCGATGTTCCCTTTCAACTTCATGCTTCTGTCTGACAGCTTCATGCTTCTTGATCTTGTACCAAACGTAAAGAGCAATGAATGGATAGCACAGGTTTGCAACGGCACTTGCGATAAGGATGTCATTCAAAGAATGCTCCTTTTAGTGTCTGAGTAGTGCCAGAAGTCCAATTCCAATTCCAATTACAGTCCCGATGAAATTGAGTAAGAGAGCCCACATGAAATGGTGCATGTCTTGGGCTACGGTGAGAGCTTTGTCAGCAGCCCTCACTTGCTCCTCAAGTCGAGCTACCTTCACTCTCAATTCACCGTTTTCTTCATTCATGGCTTTATCACGTCAGGAGTGGGAGTCACTTGCAGAAATTTGGCCAGCGAGAACACGCCGCTAACCAGGAACGTCCACCCCATTAGCGCAATTATATTCATGTCATGTTGTTTGTCAAGTATATTCCCGGCCACTCCAGATCCAATGGCGCCGGCCCCTCCGCTGATGAAGGCGCCGATGATTCCCCGTAGCCAGCCATTCCAATCGAGCTTCGTGGCCGTCGTAAGCATCTGCATCGTTATCTCCTTACCTCATCAATTTTCAAAGCTATCTTCTGCCCTTCGGCAAATGTGGCATTGTCGAGCTTGAGCTTAACGCCGTCATTGCACTCTAATATCAAATAGATGTCATTGTGATCTGGATAATTCTTCTGCTCATGCTTTGCTTCACAGACAAGAGGCTTGCTCTTTGATACCTTTCCTGCCTCCAATGAGAATTGCAATTGCGGAGGAATGAATGGCGTTGCTTGGACTTCAATTTGTCTCGCCTGCGGCGCCAGGGCTGGGAGAGCCACAAGCAATAGCGCAGTGAGAGCTTTCATTTCTGTCTCCCAATTAGTAATGTATTATACAGGATGCCCCTCGGTAAATAGTCAGCAAATCAGCTACAGTCGGATCGACAACCTGCAAACTGAGAACCGTTCCTGAAGCTGAAGCACCCTCAATCCTTGCATGAATGTGGAAAGGGAATTTAGTTCCGGCTGCGCCAAGCGTCCATGTCCCGCCTATGCTGAACGTCGTGGTGGTCGAAGCTGTATCTGTCGTGGCCCCAAAACCGCCAACAGCCGCAGCCGTGCCCATTGCGTAGCTTGATGTGACGTTCGTTGCGCCATTCGTTGCGGTTATGAGGTTCCAGTTGTTCGCGGGCGTTCCAGTCGTCGAACTGACTACGCCATCGCAGTCCAGATCGTAGCTTAAGGCCACAAGGGGTAACGTAAAGGTCAGTGGAGTCACAGTGGCCCCGACAATCGTGGCTGTCACGCAGGTTGAAACCGTGCCGCCAGTTCCGCACGTCCAATCTGCAAGGAATGTCACGCGAGATTGGCCTGAACTGCTCGTCCAAATACCGTTTAGGTAAGTGACGATTGCTCCAGTTCCGCTCGCCGCTGCTGGGGTCGTTTGGGTGCAATCGTTGCAGTAGACCGAGTTTCCGGCGATGGCGTAAGGGGCCAGATTGGCAAAGGTCGTACCCGTATCGGCTTGATTGCCCCAGCGCACGACGGCGACGTTGTTCGCGGCGTTGAAAAAGTAATTCGTGCTGTTAGAGTAGTGATTATTATTTACGAAAGTGATGTTCGTTCCATTGTTGAGGTACGATCCAATATTCCAACCCGTGACCATGTTGTTTTCATACGTCATACTTGTGTTGCTTGGCAGGTACATACCATTGCTGCCAGTCGCGCCACCGTTCGTCTGCACGATCATGTTGCCGTCCACGATGCCGCCAGTCGAGCTGGTAATCTCAACACCATTGACGTTTGATGGAAAGCTTCCGTAGAGCATGTTGTGAGAGACTGTAAATCTGGTCACGCTCGCCACATAAATATATCCCGTAGCCGGCGGCACGGGCAGGTAGTTTGGAGGGTAGGTGCCAGCCGCGTTTGTTGTCACACCATAGCAACTGTTGTCCAAAATTCGTACATCGGTGATACTTGCGCCCGCCGCTTCTATACATTGAGCCATGTTGGTTATCGTATTGCCCTGAATCGTAAAATCAAAGTCGGTGTTTCCAACGATAATGCCAACAGCAGAGACTGAGCCATTTCCGCCAGAACTGGCCGTATTTCCATCCATTGTGTTGAAAGAAAAGCTTACATCGTGATTTTTACTGCCGTGCGAGTTGATGCAGTCATCGGCGCAGCCGTGGAATTGATTGTGAGAAAAGTCGATGTGCGCGGACTCTAGGGCAATGTCCAATTCTCCTGACTTATAAAACGAATTATTCTTCACGCTGAGAAATGCGGAGTTGTTTGCTTGAACTGGAGCGCCAGCCTGCCCGGTCTGCGTGTACACATCGTTAGCGTTATAAAATGAGTTATCCAAAACCTGTAGGTACTTGCTCTGAAAATCCTGCACGGCTCCGTAGCTTTTGCCCATGTAGAAGAACGAATTAGCTATCGTTCCATTTAGCCAGAACTCGAAGCTGATGTCGAAGCCGGTGCATTCCCCAGGAGCGGCACAGTCCGGCCCGTTCGTCACGGAGATATAGGAGAAGTTCAGATACATCGGGGTGATCTTAGCGACCTGCCCCAAGCCAGCTGTCGTGTAGTTGGCGCTCAATGAATTGGCAAGACGCAGATGCGTGCCGTCCGTGATACCGGCCACGGTGTCGATTTGCTGCAATTCGTTGTGGCAGGAGAGGGAGGCGGGTGTAAAAGTCGTACAGCCTGCCACGCCCGTGTTATCCATCACCAACAACCAATCGCCTGCCAGCAATCCAGTTGTCGAGGTGACGGTCATTTGGATGTCACCGGCGTTGCCGTTCGCCGTCAGGGTTGTCGTGGTCCCAAGTGTTTGTGTGCCATTCGTGAACAGTGGAGTGGTGTCAAAATCCTTTTGGATGATCGACGCTGGGCCGACTCCCAAGACGAGAATGGGCGTCTTTACGGGGAAGGTAATACTGGACTTTATGCGCACGCAACCGGCAGGAAAGAACAGCGTGCCTCCCCCTGTAAGTCCTGTAGGCATGGCAGCAATTGCCGATTGAACCGCCGCCGCTGCATCAGCACTACAATCAAGCTTCGCTCCATAGGCAGACACGTCGTACCAGGGAACAGGCCCCTTAAACTCCGCATTGCCAGTTGCGGTGAGTGCCGTAAACGTCCCGGCTGCTGGCGTCGTCCCTCCAATGGCACCGGGAGAGGGAATGCTACCAGAATTGAAAGCTCCAGTAACAGTTAATGTTGTGAATGTGCCAGTACCGCCAGCTATTGGGAAATTCTGTTGCTGCGCCGGCATCCCAAATATCTCTCGAATGAATTCCAGTGAAGGTTCAGGAGGCTTGGCCCATGCTGGCGCTGCACATAATAATAAAATGAATATCAATATCCTTTTCATGGCAATGTTCCCCTTGAAAATCCCGGTGCTCCTACAATCGAACTCTTTGTGAATGCTTTTCCTATAGCATCTAGGAGTGGATATTGTGGACGCCCTGATCCCACATTGTCCCATCCTAAAACCCAGATAACCCATCCTCCAAGCCCATTGTTTATAACGTGATTTACCTTGTCGGTGACGGATTGGGGATTCTCGAATGTAAGATAGCAAGGGGTAATGGAAAACGGACAATCAACATCGGAAAGCGGCACCCACGCCGTCTTTGCTGCCGAATCGTATGAAGCTGCACTAATATTAAAGAAAGCAGCAAGCGTTCCATAGCCAGTGTCGTTGCCTTGTACCGCTCCTGACCGAAACGCTTGCCGAGGCCCTGAATTGGCTTCTTCAATATCGCCATAGAATGCTATTCCAATGAGGATCTTGGAGGCCGCTGCCCCGCAATTCTCAATTGCTTGGACCAGGTAATCATCGCTCCATAGATATTGTCCTGGATCGCTAAACAGTGGGTTATTGAACCAAGTATAGGGATTGCCACTTCCAGGACCGGCTGCAACGCCATAGCCGAGAACGGAGATCTTGTCGAGATAATTTAGCTGGGTCAATGTGTAGCCCATGCTGGGAGAGCCACAGACAGGCACAGGCGGTCCACTCCAATTCACCTGACTATCATTGGTCGTGGCAAGGAGAATGGCCGAGCCAAGTGCTGCGCGAAATCCCGATAAGCATGCCGTCACATTGCTGGCATTCCAAGCCTCTTCATAGTCGAAGTCAACACCATCGAATCCATAGGTATTGACATCGGACATGACATTGGCGATGAAAGCAGCGACATTGCCGGCACCACAAGCCCCATTGAAATGGGTCGGCCCTCCAATCGAAGACAATCCATAGAGCACTTGCACTCCATTGGCGTGGGCTGCCTGAATCAAGTTCACAGCCAATTGTCCATTATTCCAACTGCCAACATGAGAAAGCGATCCATCGGCATTGGGTGATGCTGCAATCATGGCGACATGGGTAAGTGCGGACCATTGGATATTGGAGAGTGGCGTTGGCTGTCCACCAGGAGTGGAATTGGGATAGTAATATCCTACCGACCATACCTTCGCCGTGGCCGGAGGATTGGCAGCAGGCTTGAATGCAATGCCAATGTCTGCCCATCGCCCTCCATTGGGTGTCATTGTGGAATTGCCTGTCGTGGCGCCAAAAGCATAGAACGTCGCCGCAGTAACACTATAGGTGGTAGCGGTGCCATTCGTTGTCAGTGTGCAGGAATAGCTTCCGACACTTGTAAGGATTCGATAGGCAATCTCCTGGGAGCCGTGGGCCACATCAGTGCAGCCGCCACCAGCGCCGGCAAAACCGGGGCCGGAATATCCGGTATCAGAAGCCACGCAGATATAGATTTCATTTGGCTGTGTCGTTGTGAGCGTTGGGCAGGTGAGTGTCGTGGCTGTCGTATGGACATAAGTGGACCCTGCTACATTGGCAATCTGATCCAAGGTGTTAGCGTTGGTAAGCTCAAGGTAATAGACCCCGGCATAATTGAGAGTAGGGCCGACGATATGATTGGTCGTGTTGCCTTGGACTGTTGGCATGGTCCCGCCCGTCAAAATGGTATGGCCCCAGATGTATTGCTTGCCAAGATTGTCACTTGTGGTGACTGGGTTCGTAAGCTGAGTCAAAACGGTGCCATCAGATACGGTTGGAGGGCTTGTGAAATCCCCTGCCGTTCCAGAGGGATTCGTTCCCCCTACCGTGAATAGATAATCAAACTTCTGCGTCGTGGATAGATTGGCGGGATTACTGTCGCTGGTGGTATTGCTGCTATCATTGTAGCCGTTCTGGAAGATGGCGGGGACGGTGGTTCCGCTTCCCCCTGCCAATTGATATTCCTCTAATGTATAGCCAGGACCAAAGGTGTCGGTCTCGGCGGCGGTCCATCCTGCACCGGCAACCATTGGGGAATTGGCTCCAAGGCCAGCGCCAATCAGGAGATCCCCAGCACTGACAGCGTAATTGCCGCTTGTAGCACTGGCAGCAGTACCACTACCGCAGAGACCGGGACCATCAATGACACCTACCCCTGACATTGTAATGACATTAATTGCCGTGAGGCCACTGACTCCGGTATTGAAGGTGACGGTATCACTCGCGCCATTTGCTGCCGTGGTCTTGTAATACCATAATGCCGTATGCTGGGCCGTGGCAGGTGTGGCGCATTCGCCCCAGAAAGTCCATCCATAGGTCGCGGTATTCGTAAGCATTCCAGCCGTGATCGTGGTGTTGGTATTGGTGGACCCTTGGGCAATGAGCATTTCAGCGTTGGGATAGCCAGTTGAGAACGTCGTCCCTATCGTTGTGACGGCCCCGCCGCTGCCTGTGTTCTTGCAGTCGAAGACGAAGCCGTTGCCGATGAGCGTGTGAGGACAGGTCTGCGCCCATGCGGAGGGGACGCAGAGCAGGAATCCGATAATGGCTATGTACTTTCTCATGCGGATGGCGCAGTCCAAGTATGGTAGTAGACGATCAAGCGAATTTTCCCTGCGCCTGCATTCGCGTTGGTTGTTACACGCACCTTCGCGGCAGCAGTTTGGCGAGGTCCAGATGTTCCGGTTTGATCGGCCTGCACAAAGCAAACTCCCGTAGAACCTGCCGTCAATCCCCCGGAAGCTCCGCAGGGGGTTGCTGATAATGCCCCTGAAAAGCGCCCCGATATGGTTGCGTCTCCAATTTGAAAGGTGACCGCAGTCGTAATCGTTACGGTCACGCGATAGACCACCGCATCAATGATAGCGTTGATTGGCAGGCAATTTAACCCAGTGTCGGTTGTCGTCGCTATCGTTGAAAGGGTCGTGACTGCGTAGGTGGTTTCGCAAGCGCTTGTGGAATTGGATTGAAGCGAACCAAACAAAGCGTCTGTGGTATTTGCGGTCTGCGCTTGAGATGTGTTCACCGCCGCCAAGTCTGGAGTCGTTGGGGAAACAGGTGCTCCCCCTGCATCCAAATAATTATTTCCGGCCACGTACACATTATTGATCAGTGTGCTTGGGGCAAACTTCAGTAAGTTGGTGGCATTTGAACTATTTGAAGATGAATCTACGCCGATGATGGAACCAAAAATTGTAGCTTGGCCGCCGCCGCCGTTCCAATAAATCCTGCAAATTGCCTGGCCGCCTAATCCATACATTCCGCCGATAACATTCAGAGGCCCCGCCGGTTGGTACTCTATGCATGCTTTATCCGCATTGGTATGCGCACTTGTGAAAAAGTGATCGTCGATAAGAGTGACCGGCTGCGATGCGCCAGTGAAAGTGACTTCCAGAAATCTGTTGGATTGCTCGCTGTGGACGCCCTGAATTAGCACCGCTCCAGCAAATCCAGATAAATAGAAATCCGCAACCGTGTTGCCCGACACCGAACCGCCAGTCCAGGTAAAAGGAGCGCCAGGGGAGTCTAGGACAGCTTCCGCCCCGACGTTGAAGCCAGCGCAGTTGTTTCCGGTAAACGTGACCGTGCCGTATTGCGTATTTGCAATGTAGAAGCAAGCGGTTCCGTAGCCATATACCGTATTGCCGTAAAATTGCATCCCATCATTGTTTCCATTTACTACTGCACCATCGACCATCGCAAAACCGTACGCGCAGGTACCTCCCAGTCCACTACAGTCAATTGAATTGTTAAAGAATTGATTGAATTCCGAAACTCCAAACCCAGCGCCGGTGTCCTCTTGAATCTGGAATGCAGTCCCAATCGGAAAAGCGCCTGACGCTGAAGTGATCCAGAAGCTTTCAGTTAGGACACTTTCGTCCGTGGAATACAGGAAGACAGGATTGCCCGCACCACCCTTCCAGAGCACTCCTCCACCTTCGATTGTGGCTCCGCGTACGTTCTGAACGGTGATGGTATTACTGAGCACGCAGCGTTTATTTGTCGGCCAAACAACCTTCGCGCCGTACGTCCCAGCGAGAGTGGCATAGGCTGCATTGATGATCGTCGTGTCGTCGGTCGTGCCGTCGCACTTGGCCCCAGTTTGCAGAATGTTCAATACATAGCCAGTGCCGATCACCGCACATTGGTAATTCGCGTTGTCCCAACTGTAGCAATAGGTCGTGGACGAGGGTGGGACTACCAATGTTGCCGCGAATGTCCCATTGTTCCCGGCGATCTGCCCCGCTGCTGGGGTGATCGTAGATATGGTCGTGGTTGCGTCCTTGATGCAAAACTTGAAATTGTTGTTGAAATTCGTCGTGCCAGCTTGCGGAAGTGAAATCGCTACCGCGCCGCCATTTGTTTCGAGAAGGCATGTGTCACGATCTGCCGCTGCGACGGCATCCGAGGCGGCAGCGTTGGATCGTCCCTGACCACCAGGCCAGCACCAAACAGGAGCCGCAGCCCCGCCACCGGGAGAGCATAGGAAGCCATTGACCCCGGTAGGGCCAGTGAATGCCGGGAGCCTCGTCGGAGCCGGTCCAGAGTTCTCGTAGAGCGTATCCCCTACCGTAGTCATCGGGTTGGTGATGGAATTGGCAATGACGAAGGCATCGGTGGCAACCTTGGTTGTATTATCTGAGAGGGATTGCGTTGTTGCTGTCGTTCCGTTGGGTAGGCCGGTGACAGTTGATGGGCAGACACCGGGACCACCACCAATGACTATTCCATTGGCTACAAGTGATGCGCTGGATGCTTCATTGGTCGTGGAGGTGAAGCAAGGGATACCGCCAGAGATCCCCCCAGTCACAGTGACAGGAAAGGCTGTGCCACCGGCAGCACAGGGAGCCCAGCTTCCCTGTTGAGGACTGCCACCATCGGTTATCAGGCATTGGCCATTGGTACCTGTCAGTGTCGGGAAATTAAATCTACTGGGCGAGCCTGCTATGGCTGCCACCCCTAAAGTGAGGGTACCAGATGTTGCCCCACCAATCGACATGGCGCCGTTTGCAAAGTTGAATGTACCGCCACCACTCGCAGAGGCATTTATAGCAGTTGAAAAGACATTGGCAACACGTTGCATTGTAAATCCACATACAGAATTAGAGCCAATACATAAGGTCCCATTATTGGTGCCATCATTGAAATAGATATTGAAATTGCCGGATGCGGGGATGGTCTGAATGAAATTGGTGCTATTGCCAATGGATAGAATGTTGCCGAGAAATGTTAGGGCATTGCTACAGGAAATGGTATTGACACCAGATCCCACGGCCACCTGATTCGCCGCACAGGTCCCGCCAATGGACCCACCTCCACCCCCAGGGCCGCACGATGCCACCATTCCGACAACGCAATCAACTGTGATCTGGCGCACCGTTGTCGTAATGCCAGAGCCGTAGTATTGGACGTAGTAGACACCAGGAACAACGCCGCCATCGTAATTGCCAAGACCATCGGCAGTCAATGGATTGGCTGTCGTTGTCACAAGACTGGCATCGGTATAGACGGTGGAGAGACCGGCGCAAGACGTGACGCTGTTACCGAATTGCAAGAGGGTGCCATTAGTCCCGGCACTCGCATTGGCATGGGTAAGCGATACCGTCACCGTTGTGGTTGTGACTGCGAGTATGGTGAGGCCGTTGGTGAGGACACCGTTGGCCAATGTCCCGGCATTGAGGTAGGTATCGCCGGCAGTGAAGCCGGCCACTTGGACAGTCATCCCATTCACAAAGCCAGCGGTAATGGGATTGGAGGTCATGGTAAAGACAGCGAGATTGGACGTGACCGATGCTGCGGTAGTGGCAAGCGGTTGGCAGACAGCTATGCTTGTGCCGCCAGCAGGGAAGCCTTGGCGATTAGAGACCCAGGGATTCTGAGTGAGCTTGCCGCCCTGGGCAAAGACAAGGGATGGTAATAGTAAGAGTAATGGTAATAGGAAGCGTTTCATCGCTTACGCCCCTTTATCCTGATATTCTCATTGGAGTAGTATGGATCTGGATTGGCATTCCTGCCAGCATAGATGGTTCCGCCGACACTGGCACGCTGCTTAGACATTTCCCATTCAGCGGCAGCGCGAGCCTTTTCCTCATCGGAGAGCCCGAGCCAAGCCTCCCGAGACATGCCAAATGGACCGGCAGCCCTAGCCTCGGCAGCAGCCCTGGCAGCTTCCAGGGTGGCACGATCACCAGAAGGGGCTGGTGCTGTCGCTGGGATGGCCGCTCCTGGCGTTCCTGGGGCCGTAGGAGCGACTTCTCCTGCTGGCTGGGGGTTTGCCCTCACCCTAGCTGCCCGAGCCGCCCAGGGAGGCTCCTGTGGCGGAATTGGAGTTCTCGCCGGAGGTGGAGGAGCAGCCTCGGGAACGGCACTCTTCCAGGCCGGGGCATTCGCCCGAGGAGGAATTGGACCTGGATTCCTTATCACCGCAAGGTCAGCAGGAGGGATCTCCTCATTACGGGCATTCCTTGCTGCCGCCAAATCCTGATACATTTCTTGGCGACTGCCAGCCCTTCCTTGACGTTCAGCAGCAATATCCCTATTCATTTCATTATAACCACCAGCACGAGCTTGCCGTTCAGCAGCAATATCCTCGCCCATTTTACTGTAGGCACCAGCCCGTTCTTGTCGCCCCGCAGTAATGTCCCTATTCATTTCATTGACAGCCCCAACACGAAATTGATGTCCCTCTGCATGTTCCTGTTCCATTTCAGCATTAGCCGCAGCCCTAGCTTGTCGTTCTGCCGCAATATCGCTTTCCATTTCAGCGTGGGCACGCATCGGCAATGGTGCTGGTGCTTCCCCTCGCCTTGCAATATCGCTCTCCATCTCAGCATAAGCACGTTGCGGCAATGGCAATTTCTCTGCATAGGGATCAGGAACCTTGGCTTGTGCCGGCGTTATCAATCCACCTTTAATATCGGAAGCCCTTTGAGCTAATTTCCGCTCCGTCTGAACAGCAGCATAATCTTCAGGGGTAGACAAATATCGGCCAACAAAAGGCATTCTGGCTATTGTTTTGCCTCCAAGGAAAGGACCAACAACAGCCCCGCCGCGCTCTCCCCATTCCTCTCCAGTCTTAGCCCCTTCCTCGCCACCAATAAGATGACCGGCCCATCGCCCTCCATATTTACCAACCTGGGAAGCACCGAATGATTTCACGACCCCACGAGCCGCTGCCATTGGATTGAGTACCGCCGTCGCCCCCATTACCCCTGCCGCAGCCCCGGTATTACCTTCATTCGATTGCTTTGTAGTCAATGGTGCCACTTGCTCTCCAAATGCCCCTGTCTGCATTGGTTTAATTGGAGGGGCCGATGCTGTTGGATTCGCCGCTTGAGCAGCTTCAGGATTGGAAGGTTCGACATCCTTCCATTCACCCTCTTTCTCTTCAACATCTGTCCATCCATTATCTGCCAACTGGCACCTGCCTGTATTCCGTCTTGCCATTCACAGTTCTGGACTGCACCTTCATTCCAGGTTTAGCCTTTGGAGGACCGCCAGCATTGCCACCACCTTGATTGCCACCGCCTTGTTGAACAGGAGGAGCCACGGCCCCTGCTATTCTTTCAATTGACTTGATAGACGCTATTAAGGCATCGACATTCTTGGGAACGCCGCCAATGAGTCTTTGGAATTCCTCCATGGCCCTTTGACCACGAAAGCCATGCAATGCAGGCTGCAATGCAGCGAATGATCCAAGTTCTGTTGCGACACCAGCGAGTTCAGGATCAGCCAATGGAGTGCCAAGGAAGGCAGATTGAATTATGGCCCCCACGTTGCCAACTTTCTCTCTGTGGGCAGTCAATGTCTGGATAAGATTCTCGCCGGCCCTCTCCACGGTCCCGGCCTGCGCTTCTCTTCCAGCTTGAATTCCAGTACCGGACACTCCAAGTCGATTTAGATGGCCACCAGCACCAACTTGATAATCTGTTGGCAAGTCCGTATCTGGATCAATCATGGAGATGATGCGACCACCGACAGTCTCTCCATAGGAAGGAGCATGATACTCAACCGTTCCTTTTGGAGCGGGATTACCTTCGGCATCCAATAGATTGCCTTGAGCATCAATCTTGCCGGGAATGGCCTTACCGTCAGGAGTCTGCAATGTGGCATACTTGGCCTTGCCGCCAGTGGTGTCACGCTTGGCATCGGCATTGATGGTGGCCACATCCTTTCTGCCGCCAACATTAGTATCGGCCACTGCCTGTTGATTTGCCCCTCTAATATTGGCCACTTCTATTGCCGTTGGTCCTCGCTCTCCATAAGCCTTGGCTTGCGCTGCCTTAAGTTCTGCTTCCGATTGCGCTGCCTTTCCACGTTCTTGCTCTCCTACTCGCTGTTCATATTCCTTGGTAGCAGCGCCATACTTAGCCTCGGCCCTTTCCTCTGGTTGGGCAAAGAACTTGCCCATGGCAGGTTCAATGAATGTGGCCACCCCTTGCCCAAACCTCTTCATCCCACTTGGCTCTGGAGGTGCATATTGATTCCAAGTAGGTTGAGGACCAATTGGTTTAGGTGGAGTGGCAGGCATTGGTGCTGGCGCTGCCGGCGACGGTGGCTGTGCCTGTGGATTGATCGGGGCTGGTGCCATGGCATCACCACGTCTTACCAATCCACTTTCAGGCTCCCTTGCCATTGTTGTCGGTGCTGGACTTGATTGCATCGGGAAAGTGGGAGGAGTAGCCCCAGCCACTTCAGGAGGAGTCATGGCACTTGGCATAGGTGCAGTGGCCGATGAAGGAATGGGCATTGGATAGCCCTTCTTCTTCTCGTCCTCTTCATCCATTACTGCGGGATAGTCATAGTCAGCCATTATTGTGTACTCACTCCAACTGGACCTACCCCAATCTTCAATGGTTGCGTGCCTGCCGCCCTTGCCTGCAATGTTGGCGGTCCTAACCCATACATTCCCTGTGCCTCTTGCTGGGCCATTTGCTGTTCACCCTGGAGCCCATACATTCCCTGCAATTGATTGGACATTTGCTGCTCCTGCAAATTGGCAGCGGTATTACCAGCAGCAGTCCCTTGCTCCAATGCCAATTGATCTTGCTGGGCCGTCAAATCAGAAGCATTCCTTGTAGCTCCCGCTCTATTTGATGCCTCAAAGTTGGCCGTCTCAAATGGCGCTGCCGTGGCTCCCATTTCACTTGTCGTGGCAGCCGCTTTATCGGCAGGGGATAGATAGCCAGTATCAGCAAGAGACTGGTACCCAGGGACCAATTTGTTTCGCAGGGTATCGGCTTGGGATTGCCCCTGAGCCCCAAGAGCATTGGTAGTCCCTAATTGCGTATCGGCTGCCTGTGCCTGTCCTCTAGCGATGGGATTGCACCTCCACTGGCAATGGCTCTACGGTATGTCGGTAACACGTCCAGAGGGGCTTTTCCCATCCGAGCTTCAGCATGGTATTGTGCATTTTCTTATCAAGCACCTGCGGAGGAAGCCATGCGTCGATCTCCTCAATACCATTACGAGCAGCAATCTTTTCCACTTCCTTATGCAATACCAATAGCCTTCCAAGAGTCTGTCTTTTCCATTCTCTTGCTGGATCGAACAACCAAAAACACTCCACAATTCCCTTGAGGAAAACAGCATGGGTGACATTGCCACCCTCTTCAATAATGCAACTAGCTGCCATTAAATCAAGTTCTGGCAATTCATAGCCCAACCCTTGCCTTTGATGAAGGTCAAGGATGGCGCTAAGGTCAGACTCGCGGTAAGATCTAACTATCATCCTTGACAAACCTCCGCAGGGATGATACAATGCAAATTATGACACCGGAAGAAAAACGAATTAGGCATAATGAAGCTGCTGCAAAATTCCGCCAACAGCATCCTGATCTTGTTTTGAAATCTAAACGTAAATATCGCATTCTTAATCGAGAAAGAATAAGAGAGCAAGATAGAATGCGACGCAAACGCTTTCAATCGCGATGGCCGCGACGACATAAAGAGCAGGCAAAGCTCTATCGTCTTAATCCTAAAAATGGAGACGCAATTAAAGCCCGCAGAGCCTTGAATAAAGCCATTGAAAGTAAAAAGATTACACGCCCCAATTTCTGTGATTACTGCCGTTGCTATTGCACGCCACAAGGCCATCACTATGCAGGATATAAACCAGAACATTATCTGGATGTTATTTGGCTTTGTGAGTTTTGTCATAAAGCAATTCATTTCCCTAACCATTGACATTCCCCGGCTTCACAAATGTAGGTGCCGGTATCTGTGCCTGCCCTATCAATTGCCATTGCGATGTGCTGGTTGCTGGAGCATTACCTGTATTAGCATCAACAAGAGAACGATATATCAATCCAGAGTAAATCACAATGTCACCTTGAGCATAGACTGATACCGATACCCACGATCCCTTGAGCGATATTGTGAGATTGGCATAGGTCTGTACCTTCTGCAATGCTTCACCAAGAGCGGGATTCTGCTTTTGCTGCCTATCAAGATTGGGGATATTCAGTGGCATTGGGAATAGCTCCTATGAATATAAATCTACCAGTCTTCCCACCCTTTTCATCTATATCCCTGTGCATTTGACAGAAGAAATATTTCGATCCATCAGGCAATGTTTTTATCCACTGCGCCCAATTAATGCATGGACCTTCATAAGCAGTGCATTGGCATAATTTCATCATGCATTAGTTCCCCGCACAACGAATGTAGGATGCTTCTTCATTGACAATATCAATTGCTCCATTGAGAACCACGATCCCACGGCATTGGTCCCAACTTGAATACTAAACCTCTCCCCGGCCACTTCAACTCCACGCTCTCCATCCCCGAGCGTTGTAAGGCCAAGGATATATCCCCTCAAATTCGTTGTCCTTCTTGTCGTGATAATGGCAATAGATAGAATTCCATTGCCAGTGGCCCTCCACTTCAAATAGCCCAAGAGCTTCTGATGGGCTCCTAATTGAACTATCTGTTCCTCAACGTGACTGGGAGCATAATAGGTAGAGTAGAATGAATTGATGGCGACTCCATCATCAGATGCCTGTACCTGTGGAGGCAATTGCTCATAGATCTTGCCATTGCCAATACTATTGCCGTAGAATGGCTGGACGGTGCCATCGGCTCTCTCTGCAAACGTCATGGATGCCGCAGCAATGTTCCAAACCATCCAACGCCGGCCACGGCCATGGGCGAGGACCTTCCCAGTAAAGGCGCTATAAGTCACCATTGGAGAGCCCGCAATATCAGCAGCACCATCAAGCCATTTGTAATCGAGCATGAAGACAGTATTGGGTAATACGGCATTCACTCCAATTGGAACACCGACAAGGATTTGCTTATTCACTTTGTCGATGCGGACCCAGATGGATTGTGACGATGCCCAATTGATGCTGTTCCAACATATCTTCCCCGTCTTGCTCGCATCCTGCTGGATCTCGGGAGTGATCTTGACGGGATCTGATCCCCAGAAGATATACAATCCACTTCGCTCTGCAAAGACAGCCCATTCCTCTGTCCAATCAACGGCATTGGGACCGCAGATACCAACCGTGGCGCTAACCTCATTGACAGCCCATGATGCAGGTTCATTCAGGCCATCGTCAGTGACATAGCAAAGGTAATGATCCTTGCCAAAGTAGAAGTTATTGCGAAGGGGGAAGCTGGCGTGAAGTATCTGGCCATCGTTGGGCCTGATCTGGACGGAGCCAGTTGTGCCATCGTATGATTCTGGATTGAAGGAATGGCTGAACCTTACTGTCGAGAAATTGTAAGGTTGATTCGTCGGGAATATTTCGATTGAATCTACCAGGAATACGCCGGCATTTGTGGGAGTTCCATCGGCATAAACTTGCAATACAAGACCAGATGGAACAGGATTGTATGGCGCATCAGTGATAGTGGCTATGAACTCAGTGTAAACATCGCCGCTTAATTGGCCCGCCGTCACGCTAAGTCCAACCGTCGTAAGGCCACCGCCGCCAGTATCGTGGAGATTGATATGTAATGTACCCTGTGTTAACATATTGGCTTTTGCTATGCGGGCTCGCACAGAATACGAAGTATTGGCAGCGATAATTGGGACGCCTAACCAATCTTGCCATGCGCCTTGATTTATTAATCCGCGCTGAGCGGTGATGCCATCGCCAGTAATGGTATAGGCATCCTGCCAGTCACCCAAAGAACCACCGGCCACAGCGGAGCCGCCACCGGCATTGTGGGTAGTCCAACCGTAGGGTGTAGCACCGTTAAATCCACCATCAAATGTCAAATTGGAGAAATTCTGCACCTTATTGCGCTCTCCAAGCCATGCCAATCTGCTATTGTATCCACCAACGGAAGCGCATTCTCCAAGTTCAATTTGAGTGAAAAGATACTGGGCATTGAAACTGGCAATGAGAATGGAGTCAAGGAAATCTAGCGTTATGGTCGTTGTTGTGTTATCTGAAATTACCATTATCGTTGGCGTAGCCAGTTGCAATGTCCCAGTTGGGGTGGAATAGAATGTCCCAGTAAAAGCAGGGGGAGTGATTACTGGAGTGAACATGATAAGACGGCCAACGATATTTGCAGGACCTATCGGTATCCCAGCAAGATCGACTTGATGCGCTCCGTTCGCTGTCCAAGCAATTGGAGGAGATGGCTGCGTAATGAATCCCTGCCTTGTAATAAACGATACTGTGACTTGATGTTTACCAGCAACGATATTGCCTGCCGTCGCTGAATTCACCGCCGTCATTATACCGACAATAGAACCAGGGCCAACTTGGCTTACCCTGTCCCAATTGGTGTCATCGTACTGACGTGGAATGTCCAGCCCCAGCAATGGATCGGTATAGGCATAATAAGCTGAGTATTCACGTCCAAACAAAGTGGTAGCTTGATAAAGAGTCTTGGCCCCAAATATGCTATTTGCAACCGTTGTCAATGTGCCATCGGGAGACTCTTTATAGAGATTGCCAAGACTATCCCACACCATTAGCCTGCGCTGTATTTGTGGAGTGAGATAGGTCTTGAGGCCATTGATAGTGGCATTGGCAGGAATACCATTGCCTGGGCCAAAGACAGCGAGTAGCCCTCCCCTCGTTGTGACGGCACCTTCAGGGAAATCGCAGTCCTGGGCCAAGGGAGAAGCACCCGGAGGGCACACGGTAGGCGCGAGCGCGGGAGTAAATCCACCCATCACTTCTAATGGCAGATCGACAAGATCTTGAGTCAGCACAATGCCCTCACCGATACAAGTACAGCGTCCAACTTGGAAAATTAAACCATATCCAAAGTTGCAACGCCGTCGTCATCGGCGGGGCATACAGAGCTTCAGCATTTGCTCTGTGGCTATAATAACGATGTACGTGCATCTGATAAAACACAATGGCCCCTTATTACAATGAATTGAATGTCGCTTCGCCAACAACTGTATCAGCAGCAATGGTAGACGAGATGCTGGCATAAGTACCCGCCGTAACCTCAGTACCCAAAGCCGACATCATTCTGACCTTGCAATTGGCCTGCGTTGTGCCTACTTGAGCGACGTATCCAATCGTTGTATTGCCGCCTTGACTCCAAATATCAAATGACACCGGGGCTCCAAGAGCTTCTACTTGAGGGATCATTCCAACAAATAGAGGGTCTTGTGTAGCAGTGGCGAAGTTGATGGTATCTCCACCTGTAGGGTAACTTCCAGAGAATGCTGCCTTGAAACCAACGCGATATTGAGAGCCAATCTTCAGTGCGTAGGTAATTGTAATTGCTGCTGCCATGATAATCTCCTTATATGGGGCTCTGTCGTCTTGTCCCGCGACCGCTGTACGGCTGGCGACGTACTTGCTTCCTCTGTCTACGTCGGGCAGATATTTGCTGTAGTAATCCAATCTCGTAATCGGCCTGCAACTTGAATTCGGGGAGAATGGCCCCGCCACGGCTGCCAATGAAGATGCGGGCAGCTTGATATGCAGCGGCATTCACAACCCCGCGAATGGGAACGGGATCGGTGGGAGCCACAAGCAATGGCAGATGCTTTTCATACTTGATCTTGACATCCTCGGATTGCAAGGCCCCCCGGAAGCGCAGCCCATCAGTTTGCCATTCCCAATCGACAAGGGTGGTCTGTTGAGACATATCGAAGAGGCCAGTATTGGGCTGTTGCATGGGAATGAGATAATTAGTGGTACCGTTCTGACGTTCCCAGAGCTTCAGCGGCGTCACCAAATCAACTGGCAATTGAGGGGTCAAGGCAGAGACGTTGCCAATGCCATTGGGATAGATAATATTGGTGCCAGTATCATCCACAATCATTCTGGCTTCAGGATCAATTGTGGTAATGGCAGGCAATCCAATGAGCCATGCCTCGCTTGTCATTACCTCGACGCCGACGCGGGCGAGTTCCAATTGAACTCGTTCAAAGGCAGAGTTAAGCAATTGGAATGAAATGAAATTGGTGTCGGTGAGCGTGTCGCCGCCAGGAATTTCACTATCCAATACGATAGTACGGAGACGCAAGAGAACGTCTTCAGCGGTACCGTAGGCAGATGTCGGTATAGGCAATTACTTTACCTCAACACCAATCTTAAAGAATTTCCTGCCATCAATACGTTCCCAATCTTGGAGACTTGGATAACCTCTTGGATGGCCTTGATACATCAATTTGGCAAAGATGTCGCCATTGACAACAAAAGCGACTATCAATTTAACGTGACCGTAAACCTTCATTACTTTCCTTTCGTTGGCCCTGTTATTGCCACTGGCTCCCTATCAATTTGATCTGGATACATCTTCACTCTACGTTCCTTGGGAAGCATTGCCGCAAGTTCGGTGATACCTTCATCAAGCCATCCATTGCAGGAAGGGCACTTCAGGACGTTCTCCTTGATGCTCGCGCCACAGCCGGGGCATTGAACAAGCTGTTCGGGTACGTAAGCCCAAGGACGAGACTGGCCAAGATGAGCACATGCCCTGCGATGCAATGCACTGATATTCCTATGCTCAGAAGGTTCAGCCCACATCATGTCGCCTTCACCAACAAGGCGCTGGGCCTCTCGTTGGAGATTGGCTTTGGCTCTCTTGATCTCTTCAAAGGTGACGAGAGAGCGACATTCCTTGATGAATTCCTCTCGAAGGAGTTGAATTGTGAGGGACAATTCCACTCGCTTCTCATATTCCCCTGGCTCTGAATTGTAGAGATTGACCGCGACGGTGGCCTTGGTGATAGGATCTTTCTTCATCTTGACATCAGGGGTGTGCATGTTGAGGTATTCCATCTGCGCTTCCTCGGCATCAAGAAGTTCCTTTGGGAGATCAGGCTCGGCCTCGCAAAGCAATATCCCCCACTTCTCTTTGCTGCCAGCGGAGTATTGGTCAGGGCCAATCATCTGACCACCAATGCGCCGTGGAACGCCAACGATGTCATGGGCAAGAGGATTGGCTTTTAACCAATGGACAGTCTTACGCTCATCGCCAATGTCTTGGATTTCAGGGGTGGGGAATACCACAAGAATGGCGAAGTCCTCTCCCTTGGCCTTGGCAGGGATCTTCCATGTCCCTGATAAGCCATTGGAATGAATGTGCTCAATGTCAGACACGTTGATGACGATACTCGCGTTACTCATTTTTATCTCCCGTACCTTCCGGTACTGTGACGAACGATTCGCCGGCGAATGGCCGGAGTCCTTCTCTCATCACTTCCTTGGCCCTAGCGACATAGCCATCCTCTTCACGGCGCACTCGCTGTTCAATGGCAGCACGACGTTCAAGGAAGGTGCGGCGCCCTTTATTCCATTGGATTAGTCGAACAATCTCCGCAACAACATCAGCCACCAGCGGTATAGGCGTACCACGACTGGTTCCGTCATCCGTGAGTGGGTAGACGAGTTCATATTCCCCTCGCTCCGGGTATGGTCCCGATGTATCAATGGTCATGCCTCCAATGACTTCCTCTCCACGTTTCGTCCACTCCTCCCGAGTGCCATATTCAGAGGGAGGACGCCACTGTTCAAGATGCCAGCAATTGCCGGGAAGATACTTTGGCAAGAGCCTCGTCTCGATAACGCTATTGGCGAGCTTGACGAATTGCCTAGTCTCGCTATGGCCAGTGAATTTATCAGTGAGGGTGCCTTGATACCGCTCCCACTCCTGCCATTCACCGTGAATGGGGACAATGCGATCATAGCCCCACACGACTCTATACATTGGCTCGCCGTAGAGATTGACACCACCAGCCAAGCGCAATTCCTCTACTACGGAATCGGGGGCTATGTGGTGCTCAATCCGCTCACGAGATGTCTTCATTGTCCTCTTTCGGTGCCTTATCACTCACCGTCACAAGCGTTGTGACTTCGATCCCGCCAGAGAGGGTGCGGACTACTCCCACAATCTCTGCCTTGACATCTTGATCTGCCTTGGCGAGTTCAAAGGCACCATCAGCTTCAATGACGCTGGTAATGGTGTGATGAGCACCATCACGATCACTTACCTTGCTCGATACGTGCATCTTGCCTCCTAAATAGCGTGTTTGTCTGTCGGATGCGTCCCCCGACTATTTCTGATTCACCGGAGGTATATCAGGTGACAGAGGGCATCACCTCCTTTTAGTATCCGCCGACTGGTAATGCCAAGCCGTCATAGAACAAGCCTGCCCTGGGAAGGTCCATGAAGACATTGAAAACTGTATCAAAGTAGCAAAGGTAACCTGCCAGCAAACCTCCGCTCTGTCCATACAGCTGGAATGTCGTCTGCCCTCCAAGTTCAAACATATCGACTTCCTTGGTAACGCCCCTGCCCCAGTGTTTCAGGCAAATGACATCAATGCGCTGAATGGTGGCATGGATGGAAGTCTTGATGGGGATGCCGCCAAAGGTCTTGGGAGGCCGGCGAGAAAGCATGTCGGGAGTTGATTCGCCTTTCTGCATGGCGCGAATGTCGGTGGTCACAGCCACATTGACATTCTCCCATGCAGCTTCCTGGTCAACATTCATGAATGCGACCATGGGCTCATCGAACTCGATCCCAAGGACACGACGGAGCTTGTTCTCGCCAAGGCGCCGCAAGGCTGGGGTGATAATGGCAGCACCGGCAGCGACGTGTGGAGTCTTCAAGGTCTCGGGATATGTGGAACGGGCAAGGTTATTCCATGACCCCGAAGATGAATCGACGTGATTGTACAGGAGACCTTCAAGGGAAACGGGATTCGCCCCGCCAGCGCCTTGGCTGATATTGAGGACAAGAGCATCGCCAGCAACGGTCCCGGCAGGGGCAGCATTGACAGTGATGGTCTTCAGCAAGGGATCGACTTGGGTCACTGTGGCAAGGCCGCGAGAGGCCGATGCCAGGCCAGCAGGATAGACTTGAATATCCTGGTTAAAATAGAAGATGTTGGGATTCGTGACGGTAAATGTGGTACCAGCGACAGTCACGATGGAATCGAGAGTGCCGGTGCCATTTGTCTGGTAGATGCAATCAAGGCCACGCTTGAACATCTTCATGGCCTCGGCCACTTCGCGGACAGCGACATCCTCTACAGCCTTGTCATTGCCCTTCGTGGCGTATTCGGCGAGCTTTGATACCTCGAAGGCGAACCTGAAATGGAGAGTGGAAAGAGTGCCCACGTCCCAGGTTGACCCAGAGCCGCGCCCCATATCATCGAAATCAGCGGTACCTTGGCTGAATTTCCCGCCAGGACGCATCAGGATCGGCAACCTAATGTTCCTGGTGCTGGCGTCGATCACATCGCCGCGCTTATCAATCATGTCGAGCAGGATGTGTTCCTGTTCGTAGGCGGTAGGAACGGTCTTCCTGACCTTTTCAAGTTGTAGTGCTACTGACTGGATATTGGATGGAGGTGCCATCTCTTAATCTCCTTATTGGAGGCTCATTGAATGCTTCATAGCCTCAGTTGTCGTCATTCTGCGACCATCCTTGTGATACCATTGGTTATTCACTTGGAATGGTCCTGTCGGCGTCTTGTCGCCGTTATCTTGCGTTGTCGCCTTGGCTGGCGGTCTCTGCCCAGTCCTATTTTGGACCGTTGTCCTATTCGCATTGATAAGCTGCGGAGTCTCTACTTTCAGGACATCCCTTATCATGCGATTGAGGAGCCATTCCTGGCCCCAGAATTGCCTCTGTATCTTCGCAGCCTCCTCCATGTTACGAGACTGATATGCTGCCGTCAGCTTGCGCATGAAGGCAGGAGAATGACTTAGGAATTGTTCCATCTTGACGCGGACCTTCTCGGCAATATCGGAACGCTTTTGAGGCGTAATAGATTTCACCGTGGCGAGCTTTTGCATGAGACGATGACTCGCAACGACTTCACGTTGGAGCTTGACATTCTCTTGGCCGAAGGTGGTATCGAATTTCCTTTGATCCTGCTGATTCGTGGTGTCACGTTCACGCTGGAATCGCTGGCGCTCTTGATTCAGTCTCTCTTCATTGGCATCTGGCCGGCGTTCTTCAACGAACGGTGACAGCCTATTGAGGATCTTGTCGAGTTGAGGGACGATACCCTTTAATCCCTCCGTCGCGGCAGCATGATCCCTTAACTCTACCAATTGCTCCCATGAGCCCGTCCCGGTGAGCGTCGCTCCCACAATCTTCCCCATGACATCGTTATAACTGTCACGGTCAAGGCGCGCCCACTCCTTTGGAAGGGTCTTAAATAGAGAGACAGCGGCATCACGATCAGATTCAAAGATGTTGGATATTAACTTGGAATGGCCAGAGTAATTGCCATCCTGGTCACGGTTGTAAGTGAGATTGTCTATGCCTTCAATTTCCTTGACATCCTCTTCAAGAGCCTGAACGTCCTGTAGACCGTTAGGGAAACGCTCACGCATGGCTTTCGCTTCGGCCACGGTGGGGAATACATCACGATAGGCAGCTTCCCGGCGAAGGGGAGCTTCTATTGCGTCACGTACCTTTGGATTGGTAAGAGCCTTCCCAAGTTCGGGAGATAGTTTGACGAGATTACGAATGCGATTGGAGACGTGGCCACGGAAGTCTTGGACCTCGGGCTCCTCCTGCGGATGCTGCGTCGTAGTCTCGGGCGGCTGTTCTGCTGGAGTCTGAGTCTCCGGTGGCGCTTCTGTCGTAGTCTCGGGTCCAGTTCCAATATCGAAATCAAGTCCAGTATCGGCTCCCGTTGACACCGATTCTGTTCCTGGTGTTACTGTCGCGCTATCGTCAAGCATTTGACGGTCCCTTCTCGCCCGAAGGCGGTTGTCCTGGCATCGGCTTAGGCTCTGGCTTGGCCGCTTTCTCCAACATGACTTTATTGATGAAGTCCTGCGGAGTTAATTCAATCCCCATCTTGGCCAAGAGTTGTGCTTGACCTTCAGGTGGTATGTCCTTGAAATTTGTAGTGAATGTCTCAGACAATGGCTTCGTCGGTGGCGGGGGCTGTGGAATAGCCTGGAGATGCTGTTGCATGTGCTGTTTAATCGCCATCCATGCCATTGGATTCTCTAATTTGAGTTTCTGTCCCTTGGAGCTATTGAGGTAGCTCTTGCAGGTGCCAGCCTCGACTTCGTGCTCATCAACTTCGGGATCAACTTCCACCATGGGAACGCCGCCCATTGGCTGCTGTTCGGTTGGCGTCAAGGATTTAATGATCTCGCCAATCTCCTTCAATTGCTTACGGCGGGAATCAACGCCAGGAATCTTGAGATCGGGAATGCCAGTCAATTTGCCGAAGAGTTCGGCATTGTCGGCCTCTTTGACGAGCTGAGGGCCAAAGGGAGAGTCCATGATCTGCGTCATGGTGGCTCTTTGTTGATTCCACAATTCAGGGAAATTCTCATCGCCTTCAGGATAGGCTTCGGCCTCGCCTTCCATGGCGGTAACGTCAACGCTATCGGATTCAAAGTCGCCAGAATCGCCAAGGACGGGAGATTTCACAACGCCATCAATATTCTGTTCAAGAGTGCGGCAAGCCAAAGTAAGAATGTCAGCATGAGCCTGTTTAAGATTGACATAGAAGACTCCCATGCGGCCCATGGCTTGATCGCGTTGCATTGCCTGTTGCCCTAATGTTTCCGGCGTCGAGCCCGGCGCCGATGCCCCAGACAGGGCAGGGTAAGCTCCACTAATCTCATCACTGACAGGACCCATTAATTGCTGTTCGTGGGCTTGCATCGTTGGGGACGCGGTATCAGCACGAACCTGCATGATTCTATTTTGGATCTGAGCCCCAGGCTGCAAATAGACTTCGACTTCAAGGCCAGGTGCCGATCTCTGGTCCTCATCTGCATCAGCATTCCACGTATCACTCGCCCTATATGTGATAGGAATGCCATATTCATAGGTCTCGGCCTCAATGTTAGAGAAGGTATTGACACGATCTTGAATGGAGAGCATTGCTGTGCCAATACCAGGACGATGCTGGCCACGGCCAGGCATGACGTGGGTAGTGACAACGCAATCGTCCATGGATTGAGCTTCACTTTTGAGGTAGGTTGAGCCGCAGAGTTCGACGCGGCAACCGCGAGGGAATAGCTGTAGCAATTCCTCTCGCTTGGCCTTGTCATCAATCATCCAGAAGGAAGAGGGGCGAAACCAAACTACAGCGTAGGTGCAGAGGGCAGACTGGGCAGATCCAGTCTGTGTCAATAATTTGGTATTCTCTGCCACGCTCAATCTGGCGTTACGTTCAAATGAATCGTCAGCCCCGAACGCCAGGCCCGGCTTAATCTCATCAGCCTTTTCGTCAAATGCCGCCCGAAGAGTGCTGTAATGTACTTCTCTCTCAATGGCGAAATAATGGAATTCGGATTGGTCTTGGACATGCTGTGGACGCTTACAGTTAAGTGCGCCGTAGACTGAGATGA